CGCCTCACGGCCCCGTTCCGCTACGGCCTGACCGGCACGGCGGTGGAGAACGGCAAGCCCGAGGAGATCTTCTCCCAGATGCAGTGGATCGACGACTCGGTGCTGGGCCGCTTCGACCTGTTCGACTCGACCTTCATCGTCCGCAACGGCTTCGGGGGAGTGGTCCGCTACAAGAACCTGGGCGTGCTGCACCAGAAGTTGAAGGACGCCATGGTCCGCAAGACGGCGCTGGACCCCGACGTGGCCCCCTACATGCCAGAGTCGGTGTCTCGCAAGGTTCCTGTGACGATGGACGCCAAGACCAAGAAGGCCTACAACGTCCTGGTGGCCGACCTGCTGGAGCAACTGGCAGCCGTGAAGCCGGGCTCGGGCGGTGACTTCGACGTCTTCAACCACTACCACGGCAGCGGGGACTTCGACGAGAACACCCAGCAGGGCCAGATCATGGCGCGCATGGGGGCCATCGACATGCTCCTGAACCACCCGGACCTGCTGATCAACTCGGGGATGAACTACCAGGAGTCGGAGAAGCAGCGCCAGGCCGGGGTCACCAAGAAGAACTGGCCGGGCAGCAAGTACGCCTACGAGGTGTGGCAGAGCGGCCTGCTCGACGACATCACAACGACTCCGAAGTTGGACGTCTGCATCGAGGAGATCGAGGTCATCCTGGGGCAGAACCCCAAGAACAAGGTGATCATCTTCAGCGTCAACCCGGACATGCTCGAACTGATCGACGACCGGCTCCCCGAGGGGCTCGCCGTCCTGTACCACGGCAAGATGAACGCCGGGCGCAAGGCAGCCTCCGCAGCCCGCTTCATGCAGGACGAGGACTGCCGGGTGTTCCTCTCCAGCCACGCTGGCGCGTTCGGCACCGACCTGTACATGGCCAACCACCTGATCAACTACGACCTCGCCTGGTCGTCCGGCAAGCAGGACCAGATCAACGCCCGACACGCCCGAGCGGCCTCCACGTTCTCCACCGTCTTCATCCACAACCTGTTGACAACCGGCACCACGGAGGTCCGGAAGTACGCCTCTCTGGCCCAGAAGCGCCGGGTCGGAAGCGCCATCATGGACGGTAAGGGTGCGGATGATAAGGGTCGGATCGACAACGACCTAGAGACGCTCACGGAGTACCTGAAGGGCCAGCAGGTCTGAGATCCTGGGGGCATGAGAGATCCGCTCGAAGTCATCCTCGCCGAGGCTGGATCCCTTCCGCCAGAGGAGCAGGAGGACTGGGATCTACCGCCACTGCGTGCTCCGCTGACCCGTCTGGCGCACGGCGGGAATTGATTCCCAGAACCGGTTGACAGAACCGGAACGTAGCAACTAGGTTTGCCTCACACCCACTCGTGAGGAGCCTGAGATGCCCAACTTGAACTTCGACGTCCGGATGACCAACTCGGCCAACACCGTCGGCGAGAACCGCTCCGTCGGGGTCCGCATCGAGGACCGCCTCTCGGGTGAGGTGATCGTGGACATCGAGTTCACCCCTGACCAGTTCGTCGCCCTGCTGTCCAATGCGGGTGTCAAGCAGAGCGGCTTCACCACGGGTCACCCCGAGCGCGTCGGCAAGGTGCTCCGCGTGGAGTCCTTCGAGATCACGCGGGAGATGCTCGGCGACGCCAAGTACGGCGACGACAGCGAGGCCGTGGCGCAGAGCCTCGCCGAGGAGCACCTGTCCGTCCTCAACGACACCACGCCGGGCCACCGGCTGCGCTACGTGAGCCGGAACAACGCTGGCGGCTTCAAGGCCGTCTTCGACCGCTGGGAGAACCCGACCGAGGACGACCTGGAGAAGGCCGCAGGTCGCCGCTACTGACCCACACCACCACTAGCACCGGAGGATCACGTGAACGTTGCAACCATGCTCGGAATCACCTGGGACGGCGTACCGGCTGGCCCGTACCGACTTCAACCCCACGCGGTCAAGATGGCCGCGAGCAAGGGCTTCACGCGCGAGCAGGTGCTCGAAGCAGCGAACACGCCCTCCCACACGTACGCCAACGGTCGCTACCCCGGCCAGTTCCGCCACATCAAGGGCAGCGTCTGCGCCGTGGTCAACCCGGCGACGAAGAGCGTCATCACGGTCTACCTGAACACCCTGGAGACCGAGGTGCGGCCCGACCAGAAGGATCCCGACGCTGTGCGCTTCGCCAGTCGGAAGTCGCTAGCAGCCGGAAAGGTGTGATAGGTTCTGGGAACCGGTTCGGGAACGCGCTTCCAGAACCGTCCTGCCTCCTGCTTCTACCCCCTGCCTGATACCAGAACGACCGAAAGAGAGAACAGCGTGACCACCACCATTGACCAGAACACCAAGCCGGTCCGGCGAGTTCATACGAAGGGCCCTCGCGTCAGCAAGGCGGGCGTCATCGCCAAGTTCACGCAGTGGGCCGTCCTGAAGCACGAGGTCACCGAGACCACGAAGCGCCAGAACAAGTTGCGCGACGAGATCTCGACCTACCTGGAGGCCAACGGCTACCAGGACGACAAGGGCTCGTTCATCATCGACCTGCCTGAGCCGCTGCTGGCCGGTGGCAAGACCTACACGGCCATCAAGCGTCAGCGCAAGACGTCGCAGTTCTTCAAGGAGGACGAGGCGACCGCGCTGCTGGAGGTCAAGGGCCTGCTGGCCGAGGCGCAGACCACGCTGACCTACCTGGACCAGGACAAGGTCTACGTCCTGAACCAGGAGGGCAAGATCACCGACGAGGAGATCGACTCCTTCTTCGGCGAGAACGAGTCCTTCGCGTTCACCCCGGTGACGGAGTGACGACGGAGGCCCTCGCCTCCTTCCAGCAGATCGCCCAGGAGTACTACCCCGGTTCGTCGCGCCCGATCATCAGGCACCCGAACCGGAGCAGGGACACCGGCCCCGAGGTCACCGCCTCGTGGGACCGGAAGCCCCGCACGTACCCCGTCGGCGGCGTGGAGCGCGAGTTCTTCACCATCGGCCAGTTGGCTGAGGCCCTGGGCCGCAAGCCGGTCACGCTCCGCAAGTGGGAGCGCGAGGGGATCATCCCCAAGGCCACCTTCCGAGCACCGAGCGAGCACGTGCAGGGCGTCCGCCGCCTGTACTCCCGCGAGCAGGTCGAGGGCATCGTCAAGATCGCCAAGGAAGAGGGCGTCCTGGTCTCCCACCAGACGCCGATCACGCAGACCCAGTTCACCAACCGGGTCGTCGCCCTGTTCACCTCACTCACCTCAGGAGCCTGACATGCACGGAAGCCCCAAGCCCGTCGAGCGCGTGGCCACCCCCGCTGGGCGGCTGCTCGGCGAGGCCCTGGTCGCGGCTCAGGAGAAGACCGGCCTGTCCCTCGTCGAGATCCTCGACCAGTCCCACGTCCTGGAGGAGTGGCCCGAGGACGAGACCTCCGACGGTGCGCTCGTGGACATGGTCTACGCGTTCACCAAGAAGGCCAAGGCCAAGGTCTGATGGCTGAGGTCACACGATCCCTGAAGCACCACGTCTCGATGGGCAACTACGAGTGGGTGGAGTACGGCGCGACCGTCTCCCTCACCCCGGCTGACCTGCCCGAGGGCGTCGAGTCCGACTTCGCGTCGATGCTCGACTTCGCCGACGAGGTGCTCCAGAACGCCCTCGCTCCTGACATCCAGGACGCGTGGGCAACCACCGCTGACGACAAGTCCTTTGTCGGCATGCACCCGCTCAACACCGAACCCACCAAGAAGGGCAAGAACTAGATGCCGCGCGAGACCATGACCCGACGTCGCCGCCCCGTGAGCGACGACAAGTACGACCCGACCCCGGACGAGTCCGGCGACGAGGGATACGCCGACGACCAGGACGAGGCCCCCAAGCGGGGCAGCCGTCGTGGATCCGCCCGCTCCGAGGAGAAGCCCTCGGGCCGACGCGGACGGGTTCATACCGAGGACGGTGACGAGGACGAGAAGCCTCGTGGCCGTCGGGGCAACAGCGCCCGTGACGAGGACGAGGACGAGTCGGCTCCCCGTCCCAAGGCTGGCAAGGGCTGGGGCGCGTTCAGCAGCCAGAAGTCCGAGAGCAGCGAGTACGCCGAGAACCTGAAGATCGACGACAAGGGTGCTCAGTCGCTGATCAAGTTCCTGGACGAGGGACCGTTCGCGGTTTACTCCCAGCACTGGATCGAGCGCAAGGGCAAGAAGTCGTTCAACTGCATCGGCAAGGGCTGCCCGCTCTGCGACAGCCTCGGTGACAAGCCCCGCCTCCAGGCGGCGTTCAACGTCATCGAGTTCCCGGAGGACGGCGACCCGAAGGTGCTCGTCTGGACCGTCGGCACCAAGGTGGCCACGCAGTTGGAGAACCTCGCCAAGGAGGAGCGCACCAAGCCGCTCAACCGCGACGACCTCTACTGGGCGGTCTCCAAGTCCGGCAAGGGCACGGCGACCACGTACTCCATCCAGGCCGTCAAGGAGCGCGACCTGGAGGACGACTGGGACACCCAGCCGCTGACCGAGGACGAGTTCGTGGCCCTCGACGAGCAGGCGTACGACGACAGCGAGATCACCTACCAGACCAAGAAGGCGCTGCGAGACATCGCCGACGAGGTGCTGGACGACTGATCCGGCGCGGGTGGATACGCCGCCCGCACCCTGCCCCACCGGCCCCCGCTGACTCACCTGGCCAGTCAGCGGGGGCCACCCCCCCACCACTTGAAGGACACCGCTATGCCCGTAAGCACCGACGTCATCTTGACGCCAGACCGCCTGGAGGAGGTGGTCGACCACTTCATGCAGCACGACGCCTTCGCGTTCGACGTCGAGGCGCAGGGTGAGAACCGGGGAGTCCCGTCCCGAGCCACGCTCTCCTGGATGGGTCTCGCGACTCATGGCATGACGGTGTCGATCCCCTTCGGCCACCCGAACGGCAACCGCCTGATCAGCAAGGCCACCCGGCGCAAGAACCCCCTGACCAAGAAGATGGACCTGATCCCCGCTCGGTACGACGCACCGCCAGAGCAGATGCGCCCGAGCGAGGTCTTCCGGATCGTCGAGCCGCTCTTCTTCAGCGACCGCATCAAGATCGCCCACAACGCCACCTACGACCTGATCTCCACGGCCAAGTACTTCGGCGAGATCGCACCCCCGGAGTACAGCGACACCATCGTGCTCCAGTGGCTGCTCGACGAGAACATGAAGCAGAAGGGCCTGAAGGAACTCGTCAAGCGCTACTACGGCGTGGTCTACGACAACGAGAACGTCGGCAAGTGCGTCGAGGCCTACCCGTTCAACAAGGTCGCCCACTACCAGTTCATGGACGCCAAGTACACGTGGATGCTCTGGAAGAGGTTCCAGCGCAAGATCGAGGAGCAGGGCCTGAGCAAGGTCCGCGACCTGGAGATGGACGTCCTCGGGGTGCTGCTGGACATGGGCATCGAGGGAGCACCGGTCGACGAGGCTGCCATCCACGAGTTGGAGGCCGACCTCTCCGAGCGCATCGTCGAGATCGAGGGCCGGGTCTACAAGGCCGCAGGCAAGGTCTTCAACATCAACTCCACCCAGCAGAAGGCCAACCTGCTCTGGGGCCCGAAGGAGGAAGGCGGGCAGGGCCTGAAGCCCCGCAAGCCGACCGACGGTGGCCTGAAGAAGCAGAAGGCTGGCCAGAGCCTCCAGCCGGTCGACTACAGCACCAACGCCGAGTCGCTGGAGTACTACCCCAAGAACCCGCTCGCCGGGACGCTCCTGGAGTACCAGGAGGTCAACAAGTTGCTCGGCACCTACGTGCAGGGCTACCTGGGCGTCGAGGGCGACCCGAAGAAGCCCCGCCGCATCTTCGACGGTCGGATCCACGCCGACTTCGTCCAGTACGGCACGGTGACCGGTCGCTTCTCGTGCCGCGAACCCAACCTCCAGAACATCCCGCGCCCCGGCACCGAACTCGGCACGAAGATCCGTGGCCTGTTCATCCCGCCGCCCGGCCACAAGTTGATCGTCGCCGACTACGGCCAGATCGAGTTGGTCGTCCTCGCCCACTACCTGGGCAGGGGCGCTCTGTTCGAGGGCTTCATGGAGGGCGTCGACCCTCACACGATGACCGCCGCCGGGGTGCTCAGGAAGGATCCGTCCGAGGTTCTACCCGCCGAGCGCCAGGCGTACGGCAAGTCGATCAACTTCGCCGTGGTCTACGGCGCGGGCCCGGACAAGGTCGCGGCCATGGCTGGCATCACCAGCAAGGAGGCCAAGAAGTTCCTCGGCATCCACATGGAGTCCTTCCCGGAGATCTACGCCTTCAAGGACGAGGTGATCGCTCGGGCTCGCAGCCGCAAGCCCCCGCACATCACCACGCTGCTGGGCCGCAAGCGCCGTCTCCCGACGATCATGTCGAGCGACTGGGGTCTGCGTGGCTACGCCGAGCGTCAGGCCGTCAACAGCCTGATCCAGGGCTCGTCGGCTGACCTCATCAAGTTGGCCATGATCCGGCTCAACAACGCGCTCCCCGAGGACATGCGACTGATCCTCTCGGTGCACGACGAACTCGTCACCATCTGCCCGGACGCACGGGTCGAGGAGGGCTCCGAGATCGTTCGGGAAGCCATGCTCGGCGAGGGCATCACCCGGCTGCTGAAGACCCCCGTAACCAGCGACCTGAAGGTCGTATCCCGATGGAGTGAGGCCAAGTGAACACCCCCTACCGAGACCCCCGCACGCTCGTCGACTGGGACGACCTGGACCTGGGCCCGATCCTGGACATCCAGACCACCCCGGTGACCGAGGCCATGCCCGCGATCCGCAGCCGACTCGTCTGGGATCTCGTTCCCGACGACAAGGTTCTGGATTGGGCAGCCGGTTTGGGAATAAACCGACCGTCCGTGAACGTGGCCTCCTACGAAGCCGCTTCCGCTGGCCTACGGCGGGCCATGCTAGAGCCTTTCGCCACCATCTTGATGGCCATGGCAACCACTTCGGCGGAAGTGATTTCAGCCGCTAGGATTATGGGACGCGCTGAATCGGATCCGGCCCCCGGTAGCACGCTGGTTGTGGTCCCGGATGACGACGAGACCGGCCCGGCTGTCATGGCTGCGGCGGTCGCGATCATCGCGAACCTGATCGACCTCGATGTACTCACCTTTGGAAAGGCGCTCGAACTGTGAACTTCTGGGCAACCCAACTGGGCGGCACCCCCGCCCCGGCACCGGCACAGCAGCCGAGCATCGCGGGCTACCCGAACGGCTACAGCCCGAGCCCCTTCTACCAGCCCCCGGCGCAGCAGCATCAGCAGCCGGTCCAGCAGCACCAGCAGGTGCCGCAGCAGAACGACGGCGAGTGGGGAACCATCGAGGGCTCGTTGAAGAAGGCCCGCTCGGCCTCCCTCACCGAGACCTGTCCCGAGTGCGGGAGCGGCGACTTCTTCAAGCCGCAGGGCAACCCCAACGCGATGTCGCAGTGCTACACGTGCGGCTACAACCCTCGCTTCGGGCACACCACCGCAGGGGGTGGGATGCCGTCTGGAGACACCGGCCCCACCCAGGCAGCCCGACAGACCGAGTCCGGCGGACGAGGCGGCGTGAGCAACTACCGCCCGCAGCAGGTCATCGGCAAGGTCGGCGGCTGAGCACTTAGCACGACCCCGTAGTACCCCTTCCATCTGACAATCACCCCCTCCTTTGGAGTTGCTTTGAGCACCCCTGAAACTGCCATGTCTCCGTTCGCCGAAACGATCATGAAGCAGAAGTACCTGCACCCCGGCGAAGAGACCTGGCGCGACATCGCGAACAGGGTTGTGCCCACCGTCCTCGGCCCGATGTTCCCCGAACTGGTCGACGAGATGACCGAGGCCGTCGTGGCTCGGAAGTTCATGCCCGGTGGCCGCTACCTCTACGCCACCGGCAAGCGGTTCCACCAGACCCAGAACTGCCTCCTGATGCGTGCTGGCGACAGCCGCGTCGAGTTGGCCGACCTGATGAACCGGGTCACCAGCGGCCTGATGACCGGCGCTGGCGTCGGCATCGTCTGGTCCGACCTGCGCGAGGAGGGTGCGCTCGTCAAGGGCATGGGTGGCGAGTCCACCGGCCCCCTCGCCTTCATGCAGATGGTCAACGAGATCGGTCGCCACATCATGCAGGGCGGCTCGCGCCGCGCCGCGATCTGGGCCGGGCTGCACTGGAATCATCCCGACGTCTTCAAGTTCATCACCCTGAAGAACTGGTCCTCGGACATCGTGGCGATGAAGGAGAAGGACTACAACGCCGTCGCGCCGATGGACATGACCAACATCTCGGTCATCCTCGACACGGCCTTCTTCGCGGCCTACGAGGACGAGACCAACGAGATGCACGACTGGGCCCAGAAGGTCTACTGGTCGGTCGTCGAGCAGATGCTCACCACGGCTGAGCCGGGCTTCTCCATCGACGCCGGGGAGAACGAGGGCGAGAACCTCCGCAACGCCTGCACCGAGGTCACGAGCCACGACGACAACGACATCTGCAACCTCGGCTCGCTCAACATGGCCAAGATCGACACGGTCGAGGAGTTCGCCCGCCTCGTCGAGGTCGGCACCGCCTTCCTGCTGGCTGGCACCGAGTACTCCCTGGTCCCCTACGAGGGCGTGGCCCAGACCCGGCAGAAGAACCGCCGCCTCGGGCTCGGCATCATGGGCGTCTACGAGTGGCTGGTGAAGCGGGGCTACCGCTACGAGCCGAACGACGAGTTGGGCCTGTGGCTCGACGAGTACGCCAAGAGCACGGAGATCTCCCACCGCTACGCCGACCGCGCTGGCATCAGCCGTCCGGTGAAGACGCGGGCCATCGCCCCGACCGGCACCATCGGCATCCTGGCCGAGACGACCACGGGGATCGAGCCCTTGTTCGCAGCGGCCTACAAGCGCCGCTACCTGAAGGGCCAGGAGTGGCACTTCCAGTACGTCGTGGACGCCACCGCTCAGCGCCTGGCCGACCAGTACGGCGTGGACCCGGACAGCCTGGAGACCGCGTACGTCCTGGCCTCCGACCCCGAGCGCCGGATCCGGTTCCAGGCCTGGGTGCAGCAGTGGGTCGACCACGGCATCTCCAGCACCCTGAACCTGCCGGGCTGGATGGAGCAGGACTTCACCCACAAGGAGTTCGGCGGCTTCCTCATGAAGCACCTGCCGAACCTGCGCGGCGTGACTTGCTACCCGGACGGCGCACGAGGCGGTCAGCCGCTCAACGTGGTGCCCTACTCCGAGGCCAAGGCCCAGATCGGCATCGAGTACCTGGAGATCGGCAACGACCAGGCCTGCGTCAGCGGGGTGTGCGGCGTATGAGCAAGCACATCATCCTCCAGTTCCACGCGGACTGGTGTGGCCCCTGCCGGGTCGTGACCCCGATCCTGCGAGAGATCGTCGAGGAGAGTCGCGGCACCCTCAGCCTGGTGCGGACCGACGTCGACAAGTACCCGACCGACGCGGCGAAGTGGGAGGTCAAGGGCATCCCCACCGTGATCCACCTCGACGAGGAGGGCAACGAGATCGCTCGGATGGTCGGCGCACAGCCGAAGACCCTGCTGAAAAAGAATCTCAAACTCGCAGGCTGAAGTAGCAACTACGCGGCTGGACTCGAACCGGTTTCACGAATACGGTTTGAGTCCAGCCGTTTCCACCTCCCACCACCCACATTGGAGCCCCATGGGTAACATGCAAGAGGCCCTCGCCGTGATGGCGAAGGTCAACAAGGAGTTCGGCGCGGACGCAATCGTCGTCGCCACGGACATGGCGATCCCCCGCCGGTTCACCACCGGTTCCGTGAGCCTCGACGTCGCCCTCGGTGGCGGCTGGCCCGCGAACCAGTGGAACGAGGTCATCGGCCTGGAGAGCCACGGCAAGACCGCCGTGTGCCTGAAGACCATCGCCGCCAACCAGGCGCTCGACCCTGACTTCCTGACTCTCTGGGTCGCCGCCGAGCACTACGACCTGGACCAGGCCGAGGCCCTGGGTGTCGACAGCAGCCGCGTCATCGTTCTACCCACCCAGGAGATGGAGGTGGCGCTGGAGAAGATGCTCGACTTCGTCGGCTCGCGCGCTGTCGACGCTGTGGTCCTGGACTCCTACCCGGCGCTGATCCCCGCCGAGGAGGAGGGCAAGGGGATGGACGAGAGCGTCATGGCTATCGGCGCTCGGCTGATGGGCAAGTTCTTCCGCAAGGCCGGGAAGGCTGGCAAGCGGAATCTACGCGACCCGTACGACGCCCCGTTCCTCGGCCTGATCATCAACCAGTACCGGGACGCCATCGGCTCGTTCAGCCCCCACGGCACCCCGAAGACCACGCCGGGTGGCAAGGCCAAGAACTACGGCTTCTACACCCGCGTCGAGGTCCGTCGTGACGAGTTCATCGAGGAGGCCCGGCCCGGCAAGGGCAAGGTCAAGGTCGGCCAGACCATCAAGGTGAAGACGATCAAGAACAAGTCGAACGCGCCCCAGCAGGTCGCGAGCATCGACTTCTACTTCCGTGACGCCCCGATCAAGGGCTTCGAGCGCGGAGACTACGACACGGTCAAGGAGATCGTCGTCATGGGCGTTCTGTTCGACGTCATCAAGCAGTCCGGCGCGTGGTTCTCGTTCGAGAACGGCGAGGTCGACGACAAGGGCAAGCCCCGCTACCGCTGGCAGGGCGCACCGGCAATGTCCGAGTACCTGCGTGGCGACCTGAACCTCCAGGACGAGGTCACCGCCGCCGTCATGGAGGCCATCGCCAACAAGGACGTCGAGCGAGTCAGCGCAGAGGACGTCGAGGCTGCCGAGAACGCGGGCACCAAGAAGGTCACCCGCCGCACGAAGGCCGCGTGAGGGGGGACGTCGCGCTGGCGGTCTGTCTCATGCTCGCCTGCGCGTACATCCTCCATCAGCACCGCAAGATCCTCCGTCTCATCGACCGTTTGGAGCGCAACCGTGGCCATCACGTCACTGAAGAAGAGCCAGCGCCAGGAGAAGGCAACAGCGAAACGATTCGGCGGCTCCGTCAACGCGGGGTCGGGCAACGGCTGGGTCAGGAAGAACGACGTGCGGACTGACGACATCTCGTTCGAGATGAAGTACACCGACGCCAAGTCCTACTCGCTGAAGGCAGCGGACCTGCGCCTCGCTGAGCGGCACGCGCTGCTCGACGGCAGGGAGATGGCGTTCGGGATCTCGTTCTCGGGCGAGCGTGACTACGTCGTCGTCCCCGCCGAGTACTTCGAGCGCCTGCACGACGCGCTTCATACGAAGGGCGGGGACGCCTGATGGTGATGCACCTCCGCATCCCCGCGCCGCGCTGGCACGGTGGAGGCGACCCGCTGAAGGAAGCGCACTGCTACTCCTTCCCGGTCTCTCGGGCCTACGACCCCTGGTTCGGGATGGTCGACGGCAAGTTCGACATCTCCGAGCAGGACGAGGCGATGAAGATCTGCAACGGCATCGACTCAGGCCGGGTCTGCCCGCTCCGACAGGAGTGCCTCGTCTTCTCGCTGAAGAACAACTGCGGGGACGGGATCTGGGGCGGCATGCACGAAGAGGACCGGACGCAGATGCGTCGATTCATGAAGGAGAAGGACTGGGCATGGCACGAGCCGACGCTACGCGAGCACGAACTCCCGGTGGACGACGACGGGTCAAGCCTGTTGGTCTGATGTCGGAACTCGCCGCAGCGAAGAAGGTCAAGGCCTCTCTGCTCGGCGACATCCAGGCCCACCTCCTGAAGGAGCACCAGAAGCCCACCGACCGCCGCCAGGACATCCTGCACCCCAGCGAGATGGCCAAGGCGGACTGGTGCCCCCGACAGTCGTTCTACAGGCTGTCGGGGGCTACGGCCACCAACCCGGACAACGACAAGTTCTCGTTCGCGCTGGAGACGATCTTCGCCGAGGGCCACGAGATCCACCGCAAGTGGCAGCAGTGGCTCTGGGACATGGGTCGGCTCTGGGGCAAGTGGAAGTGCCTGATGTGTGGGGCCGAGTGGTACGACACCTCTCCGCAGGGCTGCGCGAGCGGCTCGTGTCCAGGCGACAAGGGTGTCCTGGTCTACCGCGAGGTGCCACTGGAGGCCGAGGCCAAGTACCTCATCGCCGGTCACGAGGACGGCGCTGACAACAAGACCAACAGCCTGGTCGAGATCAAGTCCATCGGCCAGGGGACGCTGCGGTTCGAGGAGCCCAGCCTGCTTCGCAAGTGGCAGGTCGAGACCACGGACGGCAAGAAGGTCTACGACCTGGACGGGCTCTGGAAGGACATCAAGCGCCCGCTCAGCAGCCACGTCCGCCAGACCATGATCTACCTCGCGCTCTGCCGGGAGATGGGCCTTCCGTACGACAAGGTCACGTTCCTCTACGAGTACAAGGCCAACCAGCAGGTCAAGGCCTTCGAGTTGAAGTGGTCGCCCGAGATCGTCGAGCCGCTGCTCGAACAGGCGCTCGACGTCAAGTACTCGCTGAAGACCGGCAAGCCCCCCGCACGACCGTCCTTCACGGGGCGAGACACCACCACCTGTCGAGGCTGCGCGTTCCTCGACCTCTGCTACGAAGGAGAAACCGATGACTCGACGAGTCGTTCGGCCAATGAAGAACCTGACCCTGAGTATGGGGACAGCCTCGCTGGAGGCGGCTCGGCGACTCGAACTGCAAGGGCTCGACGTGCCGATTCGACCGAGGGACGACGTCCCCGATCTGCCCGAGGACATCACGGATCTGTCGGACGCGGAACTGATGGGGACGTTCGTTCGGCTGACGCGCTGGACGGAGTACATCGGGGCTCAGTTGGCAGCGGCCCAGGTCGACGAGAAGTACGCCGACGCTTCACTTGACAAGATCAAGGCCCTATCCGCCGTGGCGAATATGGCTGAGAAGACAGTGACTGCGGCCAAGGCTCGGGCCTACGAGGACCAGGCGTTCATCGAGGCCCAGGAAGCCGTCCACGCGGCGTACGCCTTCCGGAAGTTGACCGAGTCGATCTACACCGCGACCGACAACAAGGCCGCGCTGCTCTCCCGCGAACTCACCCGCCGGGTGAACCGCAACGACCGCGACTCTCGCGCCAACGGAAGGTTCGGATCATGAGGATCGGCGTGGACGTGGACGACGTCCTGTTCCCTTGGGGCTACCGAGCGCACGCGCTCTGCAAGGCAGCCGGGATCACCAACGGCAAGCAGGTCACCCAGTGGGAGGCGCACCTGGACTACGGCGTGCCACTCCAGTCGTGGCTCGACGCTGTCGGCCCGATGGTGGACGACGGCTCCTACCTCGCGGCCCCGTACGAGGGCGTACAGGACGCGCTGGCGCGGCTCCAGGCAGCCGGGCACACCATCCACCTCGTCACGGCCCGTGGGGGCTTCTCTCGCGGCTCGGAGATCCGCCAGCAGACCATCCAGTGGCTCAGCGACTGGGAGATCCCCTACGACGCCCTGACGTTCTCCAAGGACAAGACCGTCGTCAACGTGGACGTCTTCATCGACGACAGCCTGAAGAACTACGACGCGCTCGTGGCAGCCGGGGTCAACACCTACCTCGTGAACCAGCCGCACAACGGCCCGTGGTTCGACCGCCGTCAGCGGGTCAACTCCTTCGTCGAGTTCGCGGACCTGCTGTGCCAGTAGTCCGCCGCAGGCACACCCTCCCGTACTGCACCTGCACCAAGCAGAGCCCCTCCTTCACCTGCCTGGAGGGCCGCTGGGTGCACGTCTGCTGCCGTCGCGAGTCCAAGGTCGCCTGGCTGCGTCGATGGGGCTGAAGCAGCGCAAGCACACACGACTCGCCCAGCCCCGGCCCCCGTGGGAGTGGCGAGAGACGGCCAACAAGGGAGCGCCCCGCACGCTCCTGTCCAACCACAAGAACCCGGTCACCGTGTCTCTCGGGGGAGCACGCGTGGTGGCCGGGCAGTTCGACTGGATGCTGCGGCTCTACCAGCACAAGGGAGCCACCAAGCAGTCCAGGTTCTGGCAGGACGAATCCGGATCGGACTTCGTGGCGTACTTCGCCGAGGAGTGGGATCGGATTTCTGAAAAGGCCTGCTGGCTCGAACTCGTGGATCCGGATACCGAATCGGTTTTGCGAACCGGAATCAGATCTGCTAGAAAGTACGGAACCACCGCTGACACAGCGCGCGGCCCGATGTGGGTCGTCCCGCTGGATCTCTATTCGCTTCACGACTAGGAGACACCACATGAGCCACCTTCATACTCGGGGCTACGTCAGCCCCAGCCCCCGGCGGAACGCGTTCCTCGCTGCCCAGCGCAAGCGGAACCGCCGCCACACCCTGGGAGGCATCGCCATCGTCCTGGGCGCTGTCCTGGCCAACCTGATCTTCTGGCCCGCCCTGGTCTTCCTCATCGTCGTCGCCGCGAAGTGGGCTGCCTGATGGCGCGCAAGGTCCAGGAGGGCTATCCGGCCTGGGGTTCGACCCCTCGCCTGCACCGGGGATACATCGTCACCGAGAAGATCGACGGCACCAACGGGCTGATCTCCATCGAGGTCGTCGACCCGACCAGCGTTGGTTCGACCGGACTGGCCGTTGTCGTCCAGACCGGGGAGGCCACCTACCTCGTGCGAGCAGGCTCCCGCACCCGCTGGCTCGGCGACGGCCAGGAGAACCATGGCTTCTGGGCCTGGGTCAAGGAGAACGCCCTCACCCTCGTGAACGACCTGGGCGAGGGCCTGCACTACGGCGAGTGGTTCGGCAAGGGGATCAACTCGGGCTACGGCCTCGACGAGAAGTACTTCGCCCTGTTCAACAGCCACCGCTGGGAGGGTTCGTCGTTCACCACGCCGAACCTGACGGTCGTACCGGTCCTGCACAAGGGTGACAACGCGGCCAACCTCAACGAGGTCGTCGAGAACCTCATCGCCGACCTGGCGACGTTCGGCTCGCACGCCCGTCCGGGTGCGCTGGCCGAGGGCATCATCATCTTCCACGTCGCCTCGGGCCAGAAGTTCAAGGTCACCATCCAGAACGACGAGAAGCCCAAGTCGCTGGTGAACGCATGAACATCATCGGCGACCCCGGCTACTACCCCATGGACGTCCAGCCTCCGGTGCCCAGCAAGCCCGAGCCCACGATCAAGGCCGTCCCGAACGGCTACGGGATCAACTCGAACTCGCTGAAGATCCACGTGACGCCGACCAAGCGCTGGGCCGTCGCCCGCCGCTCGGACGACGACATCGAGTTCGTCCTCGCTCAGCACGTGCGGATCATCGACGGCTGCCTGCACTTCTACGACCAGGAGGACGCGTACATCAGCGCGGACGTCGTACTGCTCCTGGCGGCGGGCACCTGGCGCACCTGCGCCCCGGCGGTGGGCGGATGATCCCCTACCTGCTCCTCATCCTCCTGCTGGCTGTCAGCGGGGCCCTGGCCTTCGCGTGGCACGTCCTGCGCCTGGCCCAGCAGGAGATCGACCGCCTGGACGACGTGGTCGAGACGCAGGGCCTGGAGATGGTCCGACTCAGGGCCCGCGACCTGGAGGTCAAGAAGCACGCCGAGACGCTGCTGATCCACATGGCTCCGCTCGTCGAGAAGACCGACTGGATGACGGGTCGCTGGCACGGCAAGTTCAACGAACTCGTCCGCCTGGAGAACCAGCGCAACCAGGCGGCAGAGCACATCCGCAAGGCGCTCTTCGAGATGCCCGGCATCCGTGACTTCACCAAGGCCCACGGTCGGGATCTCTTCAAGGGCGCAACCACCCAAGGACTCAGGAGCCTCATCGGATGACCAAGATTCATCTCCCGCGCGTCGTCGGAGTTCACGGCGTCGCGCGTTCAGGTAAGGACACCATCGGCGAGGGGCTGGCGAAGCACGGCTACGAGCGCGTCTCGTTCGCCGACCCCATGCGCCGGGCGCTGTACAAGATGGACATGATCATCGGGGCGGACACCAAGGGTCGGCTCTGGAGGCTGGCCGAGGTGGTCGACGACATCGGCTGGGACGACGCCAAGACGGCCATGGACAGCGAGCCCCGTCGGCTGCTCCAGGTCTTCGGCACCGAGGTCGGTCGCGACATGTTCGGCGAGAACTTCTGGGTCGACCAGGCCCTGAAGATCGTGAACGCCCGGCCCGAGCAGCGGTTCGTCTTCACCGACGTCCGGTTCGAGAACGAGGTCGAGGCCGTCCGCAACCTGCCCGACTCGTACCTGCTGAAGGTGGAGCGGCCCGGCGTGGTGTCGATCAACGGCCACTCCAGCGACCGGTCGCTGCCGAACCACCTGTTCGACTCCTCGGTCATGAACGACGACACCATCGAGTACCTGCACGCCACGGTCCTTGATCATCTCCGGTGGGTCCACGGATGATCTACATCGGCATCGACCAGTCGTACTCGGGCTTCGGCCTGGTCGGCTACAACTTGGAGACCGGGGACCACCAGGCCGTGCTCGGCAAGTTCGACCCCAAGAAGTACGGCACGGGGATCGACAGGCTCTACGAGATCGACCAGTGGCTGGAGGAGGAGATCTCCGGGCTCAACGAGGGTCGCCCCTCGCTCACCGGCCACGTCTGCATGGAGGGCTACGCGCCGGGCTCGAAGTTCGGTCGTGAGAAGGCGGGGGAGTTGGGTGCCACGGTCAAGATGACGCTGCGTAACTGCCTCCCGGACCCCGTCAACTACCCGACCATCGTCAGCCCGACCGGCCTGAAGAAGTACGTGCTCGGCAAGGCAGCCTCGGGCAAGAACGTCATGCTCCTGGGTGTCTACAAGAAGTGGGGAGTGGAGTTCGCCAACGACAACCTGGCGGACGCCTACGCCCTGGCACGGATCGCAGCAGCCATGGACGGGGGTGGCAGCCTGGTCTACGAGCGGGACGTCATTTCCGCCCTGACCCGACACACGGAACGCCTCAATTCCTGAATCGGATTCTTGTTAGTACTCCTGGTCGGATTTCCCCTACCCTCGGGTGAGGATTACAAATCGGATTCGACCAGGAGTACTGACATGGCCACGACTGACACTGAAGACCGGATTCTCCGCGTCAAGGGGTCGTCGGCCCCGTCTTCCCTCGCCTCCGCGATCTCCCACGGCGTCTACGACGGCCAGAACGTCGTGATGCGCGCCATCGGCGCTGCCGCCGTCAACCAGGCCATCAAGGCCGTGGCCATCGCCCGGTCCTTCGTGGCCTCCCGAGGCATCGACCTCCACTGCATCCCCGCCTTCCACACGGTCGACGTGAACGGCGAGGAGATGTCCGCCATCGTGATCAAGGTCTTCCCGGCCAAGAACTGATTCTCAGTCAAACCGGTTTCCGCCCTAGACTGGATTTGATTCAGCCAGGAGGCGTGAAATGAACGGTGAAGGCCGTAGTGGTGAGTTCCTCGGTGGTGCTTACGAGGTCAAGAAGCCGTCATTCCAGACCCAGCAGCAGGGCGCTGGCAAGTCGTTCGCGTTCAAGTCCGTGCTCGACAACGTCCAGCCGTCGGGTAACGGGGCCTCCGTGGCCGACCGGGCCCGCATGTACAAGGGCGGCAAGTTGGGCTCGATCAACGGGCGCTCGGTGGACACGGACGCCAAGGCTCAGTGGCTGGATTCCCCGTACCGGACGTTCGGATAAGGACAGAGATGGCGAAGAACACTCAGAGCGAGCCCAAGGGCAAGTTCGCAACCCAGGGCACCTCGGTGGCCAAGTCCGTCGCGAAGTCGCAGTCGGCTGCCCCGCAGAAGGGCATCCTGCGTCCGCGTGGCGGTTCCAAGGGCGGGATGCTGGAGGGCGCGACCGCGTCCCACAAGGCGAACGTCCAGGAGCGTCTCGGCGCGAAGTTGGCCCCGCAGGCGACGCTGTACGCGCCCAACGCGGCTGAGGCCAGCGCCACCCAGCGCAACGTCGTGACCGTCCCCTCGGCCATCGGCAACCGCGACTTCTACCTGCGTCGCCAGTACGGCCAGGGCACCTGACATGGCTCGTCACCGTTCGGAGTTCCCGCAGACCCAGAACGCGCGGGTCCGCGAGAACGCTGAGCGACTGGCGATCACGTCGCCTCTCACGAGGAACATCAACGAGATCAACCGGTCGGATCCCAAGGGCGCGGCTGCTCAGGCGTACCTGGGCCTGCACCGGGGAGCCAACTTCGCAGGCGGCTTCGAGGCCGCAAGGAGCAACTGATGGACATTCTGCCCAAGGGCCGTCAGGCCAAGCCGCTGAAGTTGGGTCGGGCTGCTCGCGCCGACGACCGGCGCTTCCAGGCCAACAGCGAGGGCTCTCGCTCCAGCCAGTTCGGCCAGGGCTGGGCCTCCGCGTCCAACCCCGAGTCCGCTGCCCAGGCCCGTCACGCCGAGCGCGAGTGGGGCCGGGCCTGAGCCCACCTGCAAGTCCGTCTAGGGGCTGGATGCTCCCGGCCAGCCGAACCGGCTCCGGGGCCTCCAGCCCCTGTCGCGTCCAAGAGAGGTTCCGATGAGCAACTGGTCATACCTGCCCGGCGTGGATCAGCCCGGCTCGAACGTGCGCGCGAACGGTGGGGCTGGCACGCAGGCCCTGCGCTTCCGTGACGGGCTCGACGCTGCCCGCTCGGCCATGGGCGACCGAGTCCCCTCAGCGGAGTACCCCGACGGCTACCTGGGCACGATCCAGTCCCGTCGCGAGGACCGCGTGCTGAACAAGGTCAAGCAGAAGTTGAACGACCGCTCGTACCAGCGGGGCGTGCACAAGGGCGAGCGGATCGACCCGAGCGACTACTACTGGCCGGACGAGATCAACCCGCAGATCGGCCTGGAGTACGAGGCTCGCGGGCTGAAGTGGCGGGCCAAGGGCAGCACGGTCATCGAGCGGCTGGCCCACATGGGCAAGACCGAGGTGGCCAGCCCTGCAGAGGTGGCAGCGGCCCGGCAGATGTACGGGCTCACCGACCCCGGCACCCCGAACGAGATAGACCCCATCCGCCAGCAGCGGATGGCCAAGTTGATGCCCTCCTGGAGGTAGGCAGATGGCAGCCAAGAAGCCGCTCGACATGAGCAACCCGCGCCACTTCAAGGTGGCCGTGCAGAACGTCCGCAACGTGCACGACAGCGCCGACGCGGCCACCCAGGAGGCTGGGCGCACGTGGTATCCGCAGGTCCACGACGCGGTCGCCAAGGGCGTCAAGGGCACCTCGACGTCCGAGCGGGCGGGTGCTGGGCTGGTGTCCGCTGTCTCCCCGAACATGGACTGGGAGGGTGGCAACATCCACGCGCTGCGGGAACTGCACCGGCTGAAGGCGGCGGACTTCGCCAACATCAACAAGGGTGACCGCACCTCGCTGAAGGGGCTCAGCATCTCGGCTGCGTACGGCAGCGGCATCGAGAAGGCCCACCGGATCATGCAGGGTGAGGATCCGGACCACGTCCTGACCGGCCCGAAGACGAACGCGTTCTTCCACAACATCCACGAGCCGCACGTCGGCGGTCCGGTCACGGTCGACGGGCGGGCGTACGACATCGCCCACAACCGGCTGCAGACCTGGACGGCTGACCGGGGGATCTCGGGCCAGATGCACACCCCCAAGGGCGTGGTCACCTCGGCCCACGTGCGCTACAACCGGGTCGCCGACGTCTACCGGTCTGCAGCCTCCGCGATCTCGCAGGAGAGCGGCCAGGAGATCCACCCGCACGACGTGCAGGCGGTCACCTGGGAGCAGGGCAAGCGGATCGAGCGGTCGGGCACTACGGCGTCGGGGCAGCCTCGGAAGGTCGGGGTTCGTCGGATGGGTCAGCCGTACCTCTGATCCTCTGGACGGTCCGCCAGGCGATGGCTTCCTGGGCCACGACGTCGTCCACCTCGTCATGGGTGTACGGCTCGTTGGCCCGCTTCAGCGCCCGGTAGATCGTCTCGAAGTCTTCATCAGAGATTTCCATAGGCACCATCCTAACCGTTCCGCACGACATTGAAAGGGCCGATCAGATGCAGTCAGCAGATGGGCAGTACGACTACTCGCGGCCCTGGCAGAGCAACGAGGAGCGGCTCACGAGTCAGGCCCTGGGAGCCATCGCTCAGATGCCTGCGGCGGTCATCCAGCAGATCCGACCGCCGCTCCCGCGAGTGCAGTTGTTCCCGCCTCGAACCGGTTACCGGGTGGACGCATTCGGAATCCGAGACGTCGTGAATGTCTCGACCATCTATCCGGGCTCCCGAACCGACTATTCTGGAAGCAATTCCGGATACCAGGGAACCTCGACTCCGTCTCTCGGTTTGATGTAAGGACACGCATGAGCAAGAGCCACAAGCCGCACCGGGCAGACGACAAGAGGAACCCCGGTCTCGGCGACAACGTGAAGACAACCGTCCGTCAGGGCGAAGGCGCGGGCCACCGGCTCGTCGACCTGTTCAACGACCGGTCCAAGGGTCGCAACGGCAAGGGCAAGAGGAGCGTCAAGTAATGGCATACCCCCAGTCGCGTTCGATGAACGCAGAACTCAACGAGGGTGCGACCGACGGCAAGTACAAGAAGGTCATCGCGAACCGTGGTGGCGTCGTCGAGCCCAGCACCTACAAGAACCGGGTCGACCTCGACGGTCACTACTACGGCATCCACGAGGAGCCGGTCAAGATCCGTCCCGACGGCAAGGCCGTTCATACTCCGCTGTACGTGCCGACCGGTGAGGCGCAGTACTGATGACCGTCTACAGCCAGAACGGCTACGTCGCCAACAACGTCGGGCTGACCAAGGTCTACACGGTCCCGAAGTCCAAGGTGAAGTTGCGTCTCCGCAAGGGCGACGTCGCTGCTGTCCTGCTGTACGTCGCGGCCTGGGTCGACCAGAACGTCGAGGACATCGACACCCGCGCGGGCGTCCGTGGCTTCGACGTGGCCGACGATTGGTCCTACGCTGAGCGCCCGATCCGGGGCCAGACGAAGACCCTCAGCAACCACTCCTCGGGCACGGCCATCGACATCAACGCCGTGCGCCATGGGCGTGGCGTCCACGGCACCTGGACCACCGCTCAGAAGGCCAAGATCCACGCCTTCCTGAAGACCCTCGACGGGGTCGTGCGCTGGGGCGAGGACTACTCCTCGGCCTCGGTCATCGACGGCATGCACTTCGAGATCGTCGGCTCCCCGGCCCAGGTCAAGGCGGTCGCCAAGAAGATCGGCAAGACGGGCTCCAAGAGCCGCACGGCCATCGCCTCGATCCTCGCGGTGCTGGCCCTCTCGGCTGCTGGGTACGGCGTCAACACGGCCACCAACCCTGGCCCGCCCGCCCCGAAGCCGAAGCCGGTCGTGACCACGGTCACCCCGAAGCCGACGGCCACCAAGGCCCCGGTCAAGAAGCCGGTCACCAAGCCGAAGCCGGTCACCAAGCCGGTTCCGGTGAAGTCGAAGAAGCCCGCTCTGCACGGCGTCCTCACGGTCGGCGACACCGGCTCGGACGTCAAGTACCTCCAGAAGGCGCTGCACATCAGTGCTGACGGGAAGTTCGGCGAGAAGACGCGGGCAGCGGTGATCAAGTTCCAGAAGAGCAAGCACCTGAAGGCCGACGGGCTGGTAGGCAAGAAGACATGGGGGAAGGTTGCCTGATACGGTAACCGGAACCGGAACCGGCGTACTGGTTACCCAGTGCGCCGGTTCTGTCTTTGTCCCCGACGTTCGGAGAGAGCAATCAGAAACCGACTCGCCGCCCTAGCGCTCTGCGCGCTGTCCCTGGTCCTCGCTGTCCCGGCGACCCAGAGTTCCGGAAACCCGCCTGTTCCGCAGGCTCCGGAACTGGGCCATTCCCAGAACCTCACCGTCGCTGCCTGGCCCGTTGTAGCCCCGCATGTGATGACCGCCACGCCAGCACCGAACCCCAAGCCGAAGCCCAAGCCGAAGCCGAAGCCTAAGCCGAAGCCGAAGCCGGTGGTGCACAAGCATCAACCCTCGCGCTCAGAGGAGCGCCGCCCCGTTGGATCGCCCAAGGCGTACGCCAGGTCGCTCGTCAACTCCACCCAGTTCGGCTGCCTGGAGCGGCTGTGGGAGCGCGAGAGCGGCTGGCGCTGGAACGCGGACAACCCGTCCTCCAGTGCGTACGGCATTCCGCAGGCCCTTCCCGGTTCCAAGATGCGGTCAGCCGGAACCGATTGGCGAACCAACCCCCGTACCCAGATCGACTGGGGGATCGGGTATATTCGAGACCGCTACGGATCGCCCTGCAACGCCTGGGCTCACTCGCAATCACACGGATGGTACTGACATGGCTGCTGAGCAGGTTCGACTGCTCCTGTGCAACTCCTGCAAGACGACCGAGGAGTTGCCGGACTACCAGGGTGACCCCCGCCAGGACGATCTACTCCGGATCCTGACGGACCGCCACAAGTACCCGGACGGCAACAAGCACTTCGGTCAGTTGCTCCGGGTCGACAAGAAGCACTGGGACAACAAGAGCACCCGGCGGGCCATCGAGAACCAGATCCGCGAGAGCGCGGGCCACACCGGCCTGGACACGGAGTTCTACGACACCAAGAACACGTTCCAGGAAGACGCCATGACGTGCTGGAAGACCAAGCACAACAGCAACCCGGCGTGTGGGGACTACAAGAGCGAGAAGATGCGCCTCCTGCCCGGCACCGCTCGGGAGCGCCGTGACCTGGGGCTCGCCCCGTCCACGATCAAGACGTACCTGTGTGACTTCTGCCCCGTGAAGTCCATGGTGCAGACGGCGTACTTCGACAAGCACATCAAGGCCTGACCACAACCCGCATCACCACTCGAATCACTCACAAGGAGAACCACATGCCCGACATCCCGATCCTCGGCCAGACCCCCGCCAAGACCGAGGCCGAGAAGGCCATCGAGGACGCCAAGGCGGCGTACGACGCGCTGTCCGACGAGGAGAAGGCCCGGCTCGCCGACCTGGCCGACCGCGAGGAGGGCGAGGCTGTCGCCACCGCGTTCCTCGTCGTCCTTCATCACGACGGCAGCATCGACGTCCAGGGCGACCTGGCCACCAAGTACGTGCTCGCCCGGACGGCGACGGTCGACGACATCGTGGCCGGTGCCTCGGTCGCCATCTCGGACATCAACAGCGGCAAGACCGCCCAGCAGACGGCCATGCAGATGATGCAGATGACGCAGATGGCCCAGCGTCAGATGGCCCAGCAGCAGCAGGCCGCGCAGATCCAGGCGCAGATCGCCCGAGAGGGTGCGCTGACGAAGAAGCGCTGACGCAAGATCGGATTTGCCAGGAAGCCCTCATCGGAATGGTGGGGGCTTCCTGCATTCCAGATACCATGGATTGCGAATCGGATTTCCTAATCGGAGTGTGGAATGAACCAGATGCGACTTCCCCTGGAGCACGACGGCCTGCCGTCGAGCCGCCTCACGAAGCCCCGCGCCTCGTACCACCTCAACCGGGACGTCCCGGCACACCTGGCTGGCAACCCCGGCGAGAAGAAGCCCACCCTGCCCACGCCCACCGAGAACGGCGTCTTCATGCGCCAGCACGAGGTCGGCGCTGAGCGGGACACCCTGCCTGGCAACCACCCCGCCGAGCGCACCAACTACCCCAACGTGCCCGGCCAGCAGGTCATGGGCCCGCCCCACAACCCGGCCCAGTTCGGGGAGTTGGACCGGCACGGCAACGTGTACCACGCAGGCACCAAGCGCGAGGTCGGCTTCGTCTTCGAGAAGCACGGCCCGTTCAACAGCCCGGTGCACGAGGAGTGGTGGCAGAAGCACTCCAAGCCGCAGGACGTCTCGACGTCGGCAGCCGTTCATACGATGCAGCACCCGGACGAGACGGGCTCGCACGCGTACATCGCCGGGCCCATCGCCAAGGGCTCCATGACGCCGACCAGCATCCTGATCCACCGGGGCATCCCGTGGGTCGCTGACGGGCACCACCGGATGCAGGAGGCCCGTGGTCGCGGCGACGCGACGTTCCCGGCTCGGGTGATCAACCTGGACCAGTTGCACGAGGGCACGCCGGTCGTCGACAAGATCGGCAAGAAGGCTCCCCGCCCCGAGGTGCTCGACCACCTCGTGCGTGACCATCAGGTGCCCGCGCGGCACGTCGAGGACTTGTACCCCGAGCACGTCGCAGGGCACGCCAGGCTGCACCAGGGCGAGCCGGACGACCACTTCCACGGTGCACGCAACCACGGGCCGTCCTACGGCGGTCTGGGGGCTCCTGCGCCCAAGCAGGGGTTCACCGACAACATGAACCCGGCCCAGACGGCGTGGAAGACGCCCCCGCCCCGTAACGCTGCCAAGAAGGCTGCCAGCCCGAACACCCCGGTGATCTGATGACCGCCACGGCTGTGATCGTGCTGGACGGCGTCCTGAGGGGCTCTGGGGACAAGATGCTGCCCGCTGGTGCCCGGCTGTACCACGGGCTCCGTGAGGTCATGTCCGTGGCCGTGGTGACCAACGAGGCGTCCATCGAGTCGGCGGACTACTGGCTGAAGATCAACGGCTTCCACAAGCACCCGTACCTGCTCTCGACGGACCCGCTGGCTCTCGACGACGCCGACGCCCGCTCGCTCCAGATCCAGCGGCTGCGCCAGGCGGGCTCGGTCATCGACTTCGTCATCGAACCTGACCCGGTCGTCGCGCTGCACCTGCTCAACCAGGGTGTGGCGACGTTGCTGTTCACCCACCCTCGGTTCACCAACCCCGAGCACCGGCCCGACGTCACCGCGACGATCACCCCGTGGGAGACGTTCGTGTCCGAGATCGAGCGCCAGGAGAGCCTGAAGGCCACGGACGAGCGGCTGGTGACGGGGTGAACACCTTCCAGTGGATCATCTTCATGGCCCGCATCACGTCGATGACCATGGCAGCCATGTTCACCGCCAACCTCCTGCGGATGCTGATCCCCGGCTGGCGAACCTTCACCAGGGCGCAGCGGGCCTGGGGAGTGGCTCTCCTGGCCTACAGCCTCAACGTCACGGTCTTCGTCTCACTGATCATCGGCAGCCGCGTCGCCGTCTTCCCGGACTCCATCATCTGGGCCGGGCACGCACTCTCCTTCGGCCTGTTGCACCGAGCCCTGTACATCTCGAAGGAGCGTCCCGCATGAGCCAGCACGTCATGAACGTCCACCAGTTCGCTACGTCCTGGGCTGCGAAGATGAGCGCCGGTCGGGGTGGGGACCGCTACGCCGGGGCTCGCAACGCCAAGCGGAACCGCCGGGCAACCGACCAGCCTGCGTCGACCAGAAACTCCGTGGAGGGCACACAGGACTTCCGCGTACCGACCCAGTCGGATCTCTCACCGAAGAACAAGCGGATCGACGACATCCTCAACGGTCGCTCCTGAATCGGATTCTGCGCGCCAGCCCGATACGCTGGTGAAACCGATTCGCGGCTGATCTGGAGAACTCACTCATGCACCTGTACTTCGGGGGTTCCGAAGTCCCCTCCTGGCGGAAGATGCTCGCTGAGGAGAACGTCGAGCACGTGTCCCTGTCGTACATGGGCCTGCGTCGGCGCACCAAGTTCGTCCGGCCCTGGCTGCTGGCTGAGAAGTACCCCGAGGACCAGAAGATCTTCCTGGACTCTGGCGCGTACACGGTCAACAGCGCCGAGGACGACAAGTACAGCCTGTCTGAGTTGCGCGAGATCGCCAACCAGTACATGGCCTTCGTCGACCAGAACCTCGACCGCATCGAGATGGTCTCCGAGTTCGACGCACTGGCGCTCGGCCCGGAGTACATCGAGGCCATGCGCGAGGACTACTGGGACGACCTGCCGGACGGCAAGTTCCTGCCCATCTGGCACGGGGAGCGGCTCGACGAACTCGACCGCCTCTGCCAGCGCTACGCGCGCGTCGGCATCCCGCAGACGGCCCTCGGTGGTCGCAACCTCACGCCCACGCTGAACTCCATGGTCCAGAAGTACGGGACCAAGTTGCACGGCATTGCGATGACCAAGCCGGATGAAATGAAGGCGGTCCGCTGGGATTCCGTGGCGTCCACTTCTTGGATTTCCCCTTCGCAATTCGGTGACACCATTGTGTGGACCGGAAATGAATTGAAGCGGTATCCGAAGAAGTACAAGGATCAGGCCCGGAAGCGTCACCGCACCTATTTCGACAGCATCGGCTTCTCGTCCGAGAAGATCGAGGCCGACGACTCGACCGAGGTGCTGCGCCTGTCGGTGTGGTCCTGGAGGCAACTGGTGGAGAACGTGCAGCGACACAAGAGCACTGACGTCGAAGTAGTTGCTACTTCCCCGGATGACCCTTCCGAGGCAAACGCGGAAACGCTGGGTACAGCAGTTGATACGCAGGGGTCCGAAACACGGAACTCCGGAACAACTGCTGTGGCCATCCGCTCGCGCTCCGAGCGCCAGTTGCTGCCCGTCATGGGGGTCATGAAGCAGACCGAGCAGGTGCTCGGGCCGGACGGTGAGACCACCGAGGTCGAGATCGCCCTGGTGGAGACCCGCAGCGAGTCCATGCGGATGTGCAACTCCTGCTTCCTGAAGGACAAGTGCCCGGCGTTCAAGCCCGACACCAACTGCGCCTACGACATCCCGGTCACCGTCAAGACCCGACCGCAGATGCTCGCGCTCCAGAACGCCATCATCGAGATGCAGTCCCAGCGCGTGATGTTCATGCAGATGGCCGAGGACATGGAGGGTGGCTACGCCGACCCGAACCTGTCGAACGAGATCGACCGGCTCCAGAAGATGATCAAGACCAAGACCGAACTGGAGCAGGACACCTTCAGCCTGAAGATCGAGGCCAAGGGCTCCAGCAACGGGGCTCAGGCCGGGATGCTTACCCGCCTGTTCGGTCGTGACGCCGCTGAGCGGGCCACCGCGCTGCCCGAGCCGATCTCCGCAGACCGAGCCATCACCGACATGAACGTCATCGACGCCGAGGTCATCGACGTCCCGAAGCCCTACTAGTACGGAGTTACTACTTTCCCATGAGCAACGCATGGAACACCACTGTCGACGAGATCCCGGAGTGGGATGAGGTCGACGAGTACGTGGACACCGACCGCGAGGTCAAGTGCCACCGCTGCCACGGCACCGGAGAGGACCGCGACGGCGCTGACTGCATGTTCTGCGACGGATTTGGGACAATGCTTGTATGACATTTCGCAATCGGATTTCTGACGGGACCAAGGCCACTGCCGTGGTCGTAATTCTGCTGATGGCCATGGTCGGATTCTTCGCCGGATCCGTCATTCAGCAGGTGGTGGTTCCCGGTCCGGAAAGGGTTCGGATTGTCACCAAGAATGTGCCCGGTCCGACGGTCACAATTCCCAGCAAGAATGCGCCTGTCGCCGCCACTCCGACGGTCACCCGAACGGTGACTAGCGCGCCGACGGCCCTGCCCCGTGCTACGGTGACCGCTCCACCTCGCACGGTGACACGGGTGACCCCCGGCCCCACGGTGACGCGCAGCGCACCCAGGGTGACGGTGACCACGGCTCCGCTGGTGGTCGTGCACTGCTACTCGGTAGCGCTGCTCGGCCTCATCCGGATCGACTGCCCGTAGGAGAGCCCCATGTTCCGCAGACTGCGCCACGCGCTCGGCTTCGGCTACGGCAAGCGCCGCCACGTCGCACGGATCAAGCGCCGCCAGGTGAAGCAGGCACGCAAGGAAACTCGTCGGCGCAAGTGACTTGACAGGGTCGCTTGCTGGCCCCATCCTGATCTCACACCGCCCACCGAAGGAGCGACCACCATGAGCATCAGCCGCCAGCAGGCCGAGCAGGCCCTCGCCGCCGTCACGCAGCAGTTCGTCGCGTTCTGCGAGCCCCTCATCATCGGAGGCCGGAACTACGGCATCTCCTCCCTGCCGACCCTGGTCGAGACCAGCCAGGGCGACTGGGAGATCGTCTGGGAGGACGGGCCGGACGAGTGGGCCTACCGGGCCAGCATGGGTGGCTCCAGCGAGGAGGACCGCGCCCTGGCGGCTGCGGCCAGCGTCGAGTTCGGCACCACCATCACGGTCCCCGAGGACAAGCCGGTGACCTTCCCCAAGGGCGTCCACGCTGAGCCCGTCATGTCCTTCGTCCTCGGTCTGTACGAGGCCTGAGAGAGGATGACCACCATGAACACCACGACCGAGATCGCCGACCTGCTACGAGAGCACCTGGACATCCCCGTGAGCATCACCGACGAGGGTGGACCGTACGCCCTCGGCGTGAACGTCTGGCGCACGGTCCGCAAGGACACGCCCAGCACCTCCAGCCCGTACCGGGGCACGCAGGTTCGGGTCATGTACATGGCGATGGTCCCGCTGGAGGAGGAGTACCACGAGTGGGTGCGCGCGACGCGCCAGGTGCTCGTGGAGGCCTACCCCGACCGGCTCCGACCGATGGTGCTGGTCGGCTCGGCTGCCACGCTCATCGAGGACGCTGACACCGAGTACTCAGCCTGGCGCGCGGCCCAGAACGCCCACCGCGCCGCGCTGGGCTTCAAGCCGCTGCACGAGATCGGCCAGTAGACACGCAACCAGTTTGCGTGAAGCGCTTGACAGGTGCTGGGTCCAGGCCCCATTCTGGACCCAGCACCACCCACCGCCCACACAAGGAGCGCACCATGATCACCAACCACGACAGCGACGGCTGGCTCTTCGAGACGACGGAGGAGATCTCCGACGAGCGCGCAGCGGAGTTCACGTTCTGGGCCGCGCCGAAGGACGTCGTCCTCGGTGAGTCGGTGCAGATCATCGACGCCCAGGGCACCCGCATCGGCCACGTGTCGTGCGCGAAGTACGTCGAGCGGCTCTTCGGCCCCGCCGTCGTCATCTGCGCCGTCACCCTCCGCTGACCACCCGCCCACTGAAGGAGCCCACCATGACCGCCACCCGCTACGTCGTCGTCAACACCAGCCACGCCCGCGAGATCCCGGCCTACCTGTACAGCCACACCGAGATCGTCGCCACGGCCACCACCGAGCAGCCCTGGGGCAACCGCGAGCACTTCCTGCTGGTGACCACGGCGGACGACGAGGACCGCGCCGCGTACCTGGCCAACTACCAGGCCAACCGGCTGCTCAGCGGCATGCACAACGCCAACACCTTCGCCACCCGCGAGGCTGCCGAGAAGTACCTGCTGGACGCCATGGGCGTCACCGTCACCGACGTGGAGGCCTGACATGGCGCTCACCCACGACCCCTTCACCGGCAGGCCCCTGCCGCTCACGCTGCCCAAGGACACGGTCCCGGACGGGATCGGCTTCGACCTGGACGAGTGCGACGAGTGCGGTGGCGCGACCACCGACCACTGGTTCGACTGCCCCGAGCGGCCACTGAACAAGGCCCGTCGGCTGACGGCGCTGGAACTGGGCTGCGACGAGTCGGAGGTGTTCTGAGACACGCCGCAAGCAGTTTGCTCGAAGTGCTTGACAGCCCCGCCGTCCAGGCCCCACCATGGACTCACACCACCCGCCCACCGAAGGAGCGCACCATGAGCACCGACCTCACCAAGGTCCAGGACCACCCCGCCACCCTGATCGAGGCCGCGTCCAAGGTCCACGGCGACCACCTGTCCGCCAAGTTCACCGAGGGCTTCCACGCGGCAGGCAACTACCTGCGCGGTGTCGAGACCGGTCGGGGCGTCACCTTCGCCGCGCTGGACAACGACGCCCTGGAGGCCGTCCGCGAGGCCTACAAGGTGTCCGTCGAAGCCAAGCGGGTCGGCTACACCCACCTCGCCCTCCAGGCTGACGCTGACCTGCGCTCGGCCATCGGCGACCTGCTCGGCCTGAACGACTAGCACCTGCTGATCGGACAGCCTCCCGGACCCCTCACAGGCCGGGCCGGGAGGCACGCAAGCACCACCAACCGCCCACACAAGGAGCGAGCCATGTCGCGCGACAACGACAAGTCCAAGGTCTACGGGGCCGAGCAGCACGTGCGCCGCCTGCTGGACAGCGTGTACGCCTCCCAGGTCCGCACGGTCGAGGCCTACGGGTCGACGCTGACCCTGCCGGACGAGGTGCTGTTCGGCGAGATCGACAGCGTCCAGCGCTACGTCGACCGCGTCCTGGCGCTGCCCTGGGTCCGCGCCACCTGGACCGCCCAGGCTGCCCGCAAGGTCACCGTGCGGCCCCGCATGGGCGCGGCCAAGGCCCACTACGAGCCCTTCGTCAACGTCATCGCCGTGCCCCCGCGCGAGATCGGCGGCAAGTGGGCCATGCGCGAGATCGTCGTCCTGCACGAGATCGCCCACCACCTGACCCCGCCCGGCTCTGCCCACGGCGCGGAGTTCGTCGGCGTCTTCCTGCTCCTGGTCCGCGAGATCGTCGGCCCGGAGGTCGGGCTCCTGCTCACGGGAGCCATGCACGAGGCAGGCGCGAAGATCCGTCCCGTCAACCGGGTTGACGAGACCGCTTGCTGCCACTAGGTTTGACCCACAGCACCAACCACGCCCACACAAGGAGCGCACCATGAGCAAGATCCTCGCAGACATCGCGGCCATCCTGAACAAGGCCGAGAACACCGACAACGAGCACGAGCGCGAGGCGTACATGCACGCCGCGTACGTGAAGAGCCAGCGCCACGGCATCGACCTGACGATGGCCCGCGCGTTCACCGCCAAGAACGAGAAGCGCGAGGAGCCGACCCACCGCCGGATCATCCTGAGCGAGGGCTACGGTCGCCGCGTCCCGACGTCGCTGAAGCACTTCGTCAGCCTGTTCTCGGCCATCGCTGGCCCGAACGACGTGCGGATCAACATCGCCCACAACAGCACCTACGTGATCGCCTTCGGCCTGCCGTCGGACATCGACATGACCGAGGCGCTGTACATGAGCCTGGTGGTCCAGATGAGCCAGGCGTCCGAGGCCTACATCAAGTCCGGCGAGTACAAGAAGGAGGTCGTGGGTCGCTGGGTGAAGGTCAAGACCGGCGAGTACTACGACTACTACAAGGGCCGCTACCTGAACGAGTACGACGAGAAGTGGGTCGAGAAGCCGGTCGACGGTCGGGTGGCTCGCTCGTCCTTCATGCAGGCCTTCCTGGGCAAGGTCGGCTCCCGGCTGTGGGAGGCCCGCGCCGAGGCCGAGAAGGCTGCCAAGGAGCAGCAGGCCGCGAGCCTGAGCCCGACGGTGGAGAACCGCGAGCAGGAGGTCGAGCAGACCTACGCGCTGGTCCTGAAGACCAAGGCCCAGGAGCGGGACGCGTACTACAAGAAGACCTCCACCGCGCGCGGCTCGTACAAGGGCTACAGCGCCTCGGCTGGCTCGTCCTCGGCAGCCTCCAACGCGGGCCGCAAGGCTGGCGAGAACGCCCGCCTGGGCGGCTCTCGCGCCATCGCATGACACCCAGCCCGCCAGGCCCTCACAGTCCGGCCTGGCGGGCACGCAGAGCCCCACAACCGCCCACCATGAAGGAGCACCCGATGTCTGCCAGCACCCACGCCGTCCCGAACCGCAGCGGCATGACCGTCGCCGACTACGAGACCATCGCCGCCGTCCTGCACGACAGCCCCGCGCTCGAAGGCCTGCCCGGCCAGCAGCGAGCCCTGGCGCTGGACATGGCCGAGGCCCTGTGCGCTGGCAGCGCGCGGTTCAACCCGGTGACCTTCGTCCAGATGGTCGACGCGTCGATCACGGTCGACGAGGTGGTCGACTGGGGCCACGCGCTGCGGCTGCGGGTGGAGCGCCAGGAGTACAAGTCGAACCGTTGAAACTGGGTTGGTCAAACCGCTTGACCGAACCGGTTCCCGTCCCCTAGGTTGGACCCACTGCACCAACCACGCCCAGTCAAGGAGCGCACCATGACCGCCAAGATCATCGAGACCGTCCAGGCCCTCAACGCCCTCGCCGCCGACACCACCCGCGACCCCGAGGGCCGGATGGCCGAGGCTCTGGCGGTCATCGAGGCGTACGAGACCTACGCCCGCGCCGACTTCGCCGAGGCCTACCCGACGCGCGACGCGCTGGCCAAGGCCAACGCCGACCGCAACCTGCGCCAGCAGCGTGCGAACGCCAGCAAGGACTCCCTGCTCGACGCCCTGGTCGCGAACCACATGCGGAACGAGACCCCCGGCATCGACGAGGCCATGAAGCCGATCAAGCGGGACTCCGAGTCCGTGCAGCAGAACCGCTGGGCCGTCGAGACCGCCCTGAAGGCGCTGGCCGACTGGTCCAAGGGCGAGGACCACAGCATGCGCTGGACCCACGGCAGCACGGCCCAGCAGGCCGCGTACACCGAGTTCCTGTTCCTGGTGGGCACGTGGTACGGCGCGATGCTGGAGGCCGAGCGGACCCAGGAGCGCGCGCTGAAGGGCCTGGTCTTCCAGATCATGCAGTACGGCGTCCTGCACTCCGACAACAACCTCAACCACACCTACCAGATCCGCGTCGGTGACCTGGACGCGCACCTCGGTCGCCGGGCTGGCGCGGCCTACGCGCTGAAGGTCATCGCACCGGCTGCGCTCGGTGTCAACGAGGCCCAGATGCTCGGCATCCAGCGCGAGTGGTACCGCGACTGAGCCCGGCACCACCGACCATCCACGCCCATCGAAGGAGCGCACCATGACCACCACCCCCAACGCCTGGGTCGGCTGCCTCGGCTGCTACAACAACGCCGACCTGAACGGCGGCTGGCTCGACGGCACCGTCGCCAGCGACGAGATGGGCAAGGCCGTCCGGCTCACCACCCGCCCGGACTCGCTGAGCCCCAACGTCAACGTGACCATCTGCGCCCGCTGCGGCTCGGACGAGTTCTGGGTCTTCGACCACGAGAACTATGGCGGCTGGCTGAAGGGCGAGTGCAGCCCCATGGAGGCCCAGCGCATCGCCGAGTTGATCGCCGCCATCGAGGCCGACGAGGACGTCTCGCTGGCTCACGTGACGGCCTGGAACGTGGCCTGTGAGATCGACGTGGACGAGTGGGACGCGCCGACCAAGATGGCCTTCCAGGACGCCTTCCGGGGCGAGTGGGAGTCGTTCAGCGACTACGCCTACGAGCAGGTCACCGAGGACGAGGGCTTCGGCAAGATCTCCGAGCACCTGCGCGGCTACTTCAACCACGACGCATACGCCCGCGACCTGGCCCACGACTACACCGTCGTGGACCTCACCAAGCCCGACGAGTCCCGCGTGGTCCTCGTCTTCACGAACGCCTGAGGAGGGCTGAGCCATGGACATCCGACTCACCATCGAGGACGCCGCCACGGCGGACTCCCAGGGCTCCATCGTCCTGCTGACCGGCACCGACGTCGAGACCGGTGACCGCGTGACGTTCGGCGGGGACGTGCGCCCCATGGCCGACCTGATCGAGGCCCTGCTGGCCGACGAGGAGGACGAGATCGTCGCCGAGGTCGAGGGCTGGCAGATCATCCGCAAGGTGGCCCCCTGATGCCCCTGGACCAGCCCCTTGGACCCTGCGCCGAGTGTGGGGGACCGACACGTCGCTTCAAGCGCATGAGCGGGCGCTACGTCGTCCGGCACGTCCTGCACAAGGACGAGGGCCACCAGGCCCAGCCGATGGCTCAGCGGGCCGTACAGCCCCGAGTAGGGGTGGCGGGAGATGCTGAAGCCAGGGTTTGACGGGCTCGACCTGACGCTGGTCATCGGCATCGTGATCGCCGTGTTCCGAGTCGGTCGCAAGTGACTTGACCAAACCGCTTGACGGGGCTCCCGCCAGGCCCTAGGTTCGACCCATGACCACCAACCCCGCCGCCCGCGACAGCCGCAGCGAGATGCGCCTGGCCCACAAGAGCCCCTTCCGGCTCGAAGACCAGGACGCTCGCGCCAACGCTGCTGCGGAGATGCTCATCAAGCGGGGCCAGGAGTTGAAGGTGCTGGAGTCCCGGCTCGCCGAGGCTGCCACCGCCACCCACCGTCGCGCGCTCCGGACCCGGATCGCCGCCACCAAGCGCAACATGCTGGCTTGGGGCGACTACCTGGGCGAGGATGCTCCCCGCGAGAAGCGCGCAGTCATGCACCCCCGATCCGCCTGATCACCAGCCCACACAAGGAGCGCACCATGACCGCCAAGACCAACACCTACCCGACGCCCCTCCAGGACGCCTGGAACGCCGCCGAGGACCGCTGGCTGACCGAGAAGCGCGAGCAGCAGGCCGCGATCCGCGAGGACCGACTCACCCTGCACAAGTCCGACCTGCTGGCCGAGGCCCAGGGGCTGAAGATCCACGACGCGAAGATCACGGACACCAAGGCCGTGCTGGCGGACAAGATCGCCCAGCGCCTGTGGCAGGACAGCCCGATGAACAAGCGCTTCGCCGAGATCCGCAAGGCTGCCAGCCGGGAGGAGGCGGCCATCGAGGCGATGCAGAACGCGCCCAAGGCCGTCGACAAGGCCCGCCAGGCCGTCGTGGACAAGGCCACCGAGAAGACCGGCTGGGTCGCTGAGAACACCATCCGCGCAGCCCTGGAACTCGCCACCGCCGTCCAGTTCAAGCGCCTGTGGGGCGAGGTCGAGTCCCGCGTCACGACCGGTGACCTGGCTGACCGCCCGACCGTCGTCGAGGCCGTCGAGGCCGTCGGTCGCGAGGTCGTCGGCGAGATCCTGTCCAACGTGCGCTACGCCGAGGGCCGCTCGTCCTCAGCCGCCTCCAACATCGTGCACGACGCCGAGACCCAGGCTCGGGCCAGGTGGGTCAACGAGGCTGGCCGCATCGTCCCGGCGCTGAAGGACTTGTTCGCCTGGTGACGACACGCGCAACCAGTTCGGTCAATCCGCTTGACGGTGGTGTCGTGAGGCCCTAGGTTTGGTCTCACGGCACCACCCGCCCACCCAAGGAGCGCACCATGGACCTCACCACCCAGACCCCGGTCGAGATCGACACCGCCATCGCGGAGATCTACGGGCGGTTCTACAAGGCCTCGCACGACGCCGACGTCGCCTTCGCTCACGCCAAGTCGTACCGCAAGGGCCTGGAGGCCAAGGCGGCTGGCCGCAGCGGCTACCTCTACTGGACCGAGGAGCGCCTGGCCGAGCAGGAGGAGAAGGTCGCCACCCTGCGCGCCGCCGCGCAGGAGATCATGCGCGAGACCGCCCCGTTCAACCAGGAGTTCGACCGCCGTGGCGGCTGGACCCGCGCCTGGCTGGTGGACAACACCAACGGCCACGTCCACAACACGATGGACTGCCAGACCTGCTTCATCACCACCCAGTTCGTCTGGCTCCCCGAGTTCAGCGGCCAGCCCGAGACCGACATCGTCGAGGCCGCTGGCGAGAAGGCCTGCACCGTCTGCTACCCGAGCGCCCCGGTCGACGTGCTGAAGCGCAAGAGCAGCATCGAGGCCCCGGCTCGCAAGGCCGCTCGCCTGGAGCGCGAGGCGCGCAGCGCGGAGATCGCGGCGAAGAAGGCAGCCAAGGCCATCGCCAGCCCCGACGGCTCCGAGATCTCGGTCTACGACTGGACCATCCCGGCGCGTGACTACCGCGAGCGTGACGGCAGCACCCGCCACGTCCCCGCCTACGAGCGCCGCGAGATCATCACCACGCTGGCTGCGGCCAAGAAGTGGCTGACCGACTCGCAGGAGACCGGGCCGTACAACCACAAGCGCCCCGAGGACGTCCTGGTCGTCGCCGAGGCCATCGCCCACAAGTTGGGCACCTCGGTCGACGAGGAGATCGAGGCCGCGAAGAAGCGCGCCGCGAAGCGCCGCTGATGCGGCCACAGACCACCCTGAGCCCCTGGCGCAAGACCCTGCGCCAGGGAGCCAGGGGGAACCCCCGCAAGGCCCCTGTACGCCCCACACAACCCCGAAGGAGCACCACCATGGCCCGCATCAAGGTCACCGGCTACATCGAGACCGACAACATGCCCGACGAGTTCCTGGACAGCGCCGACGAGTCCGGCCTGAGCAGCGCGGGCTACGACGCCCTCCTGGGCATCCAGCAGGTCGACGGCCTGGAGCACGAGGGCAACCTGTCGGTCGGCGACCTGGACGACGTCGAGTTCACGAAGGCCTGACGAGCCGGACGGGGACACGCGCAAGTAGGTTGCTCGAACCGCTTGACGTGTCCCCGTCCAGGCCCCACTATGGAACCAGACACCACCGCCCACACAAGGAGCGCACGATGGCCACCATCATCACCACCACCTGCTCGGACTGCTCGCTGCCCACCAAGGTCAACATCGACCGGGGCACCGTGGAGGTCAAGGTGCCGAGCAACGGCAAGCGTGGCTCGCTCCACGTCCCGGCCCACGTCCTCACCACCGAGGCCTGGACCACCGACGACTACCTGTTCACCTACGACTGCCCGGCGTGCGGCTACGCCGACAGCGTGACCGAAGACCAGGAGGCCTGACATGGCCACGCAGAGCGAGCGCCTGCTGAAGCACGCGCAGAACCGCGTACAGCGCGAGTGGGGCAACTCCTACCGGCTGCTGGGCTCACGCGTCCTGCGCGCCCTGCTGGCCGAGGAGATCCTGGCGCTGGCAGCCACCCAGGACGAGGACGGCGTCAGCGCCGAGAAGGTCCGCGAGATCGTCACCGAGGGCTGGCTGGCCATCATGAGCGAGGAGGTCTGACATGCGCGACTACCTCGTCCTCGCCGGGCTCGTGACCCTGGCAGCCATCGGCTACCGGACGCTCTACTGGCCCAGCCTGCGCGACGTGATCCTCCCCAGCACCACCACCGACACCGACGCCCACTGAAGGAGCGCACCATGGCCACCAACATCGACCTCACCCCGTACACCGACACGATCTATCAGGTCTGGCTCGTCGAGCCTGCTGGCGCGAAGTACCTGTACCGCGACCACGTCGGCTACGCCGCTGCGCTGCGCTGGGCTGGCATGTGGAACGAGCAGCCCCCGGCTGACGCCCTGCCTGGTGCGACCTTCGTCGCCGTCAAGGCCACCACCGCCTACACCACCCTGGAGGCCTGACATGGCCACCTGGCTCCTGGCTGAGTGCCAGCACTGCGGCGAGCAGATCGAGCGCGCCGAGCAGCAGACCACGTCCAGCCCTGGCTGGGTCGAGACGCGTAGCGGTGACGCTGGCGGCAACTACGACCTCTGCCCGGCCAACCAGCCTGCCCTGGTCCACCAGGCCAAGCCGGGGACGGTGCGTCATGGCTGAGCGCCCGCCGATCCCCGCCGTGCCCTACACGGGCCGGTACAAGGCCCCCGCGCGGGCTGAGAAGGGCGCACGACGTCCGGCTCGGCCCCAGGCCGTCCCACCGGCTCCTGAGCCCTCACGAGCCCCTGTGGGGACGATGAGCCTGTTCGACGTCAACCCGACGCTGGCACCCTGGTCGCCCAGCGCCATCGAGCGGTTCATCGCCACCATGCAGAGCCCCGAGCAGGTGGCCCTGCGAGCCGAGCACCGAGCCCGTGAGAAGGCCTACCGGAAGCCCTCTCGCGAGGAGTCCGACCAGGCCCTGATCGAGGCCACCAACGCAGCCTGACTAAGGCACAATACGGACACGACAAAGCGGACACGAAACTGGTTCCGCAATCGGGTAGACAGGACCGCTTGCCGGGCACTAGGTTGTACCTAGACAGCAACCGCCCACCCAAGGAGCGAACCATGGCCCGCATCACCGCCGCCGAGTACAGCGAGACCATCGAGAAGATCGCCAAGATCAACGCCCGCGCCGAGAAGAAGGGCTTCACGGGCCGGATCGAGATCACCGCCGAGCGCGTCGAGGTCACCCGCAAGGCTGCTGGCATCGAGGTCACCGAGGTCGCGTACGACGTCACCCTCGGCGGCGAGGCCCCCTCCTACAACGGCTGGACGCTGGCAGCGGTCCTGGACTTCGACCCCGAGGCTGGCCTCATCGTCAACACCGCCCCCGGCGTCGAGAGCGTCAACCGCGAGGGCCTGACCGCTGGCACCTGCGCCCACTGCAACACCAGCCGCGACCGCCGCAAGGCCTACCTCGTCCGCAACGTCGAGACCGGCGAGCAGGTCCAGGTCGGCAGCACCTGCATCAAGGACTTCCTCGGCTGGAGCGGCCAGATCGTCTTCCTGTACGCCGACGACATCGCCAAGGAGGTCGAGGACGGCTGGGGCTCGTTCGGCGGCTCCTACGGCGAGCACCGCTACACCGTCGACACCGTCCTGGCCGTCGCCTGGGCCGCGATCAAGGTCGCTGGCTGGAAGCCCGCCTCCTCCTACGAGTTCACCACCCGTGGCCAGGTCGCCCTGGTGCTGAACCCCCCGAGCCGCCTGGCCCCCCGCGACAAGGAGTTCATCGCCGAGGTCGAGGCGCTGGCTGCCACCGAGGACATCACCGCTCGTGCGGCTGAGGTCAAGGCCTTCATCCTCTCCACCGACTTCGCTGGCGAGTCCGAGTACGTCCTGAACCTGAAGGCCCTCATGGCCGCTGACTCCATCGGCGAGCGCCACTTCGGCATCGTGGTCAGCGCGCCCCAGGCCCACGCGAAGCACACCGAGCGCACGCTGCTCGCCAGCAAGGCCGCTGAGATCCCGGCCAGCGAGTGGTTCGGCGTCGAGAAGGAGAAGGTCACCTTCACCGGCACCATCACCAACGTCCGCTTCATCGAGTCGCAGTGGGGCTCCACGGTCCTCTACGTCATCCGCAACCTGGAGACCGGCGTCGAGGTCAAGTGGTTCGCCAGCCGCGAGGCCCTGGGCGACAAGCAGGGCGTCGAGGTCACCATCACCGGCACGGTCAAGGGCCACGACGAGTTCCGGGGCATGAAGAGCACCGTCCTCACCCGCTGCAAGGCGGTCTGAGGGCACAGCCCGAGCCGGGCGGGCACAGGCCCCGGCACCGTACGATCCAGCCCACACAAGGAGCACACCATGCAGCACATGACGATCACCATCACCGTGGACCCCGCCCAACTGGAGGAGGAGGAGGGCACCGCGCAGTTCTTCATGACCACCCTGAGCGGCAAGCGCGCCCGGATCTCCGTGGAGGGCCTGGCCATCGACGGCGAGATCACTGCGATGTCTGCGAGCGGGTCATGAACCCCATCGAGCGAGCCCTGGCCACCGCTGACCGCATCCAGGAGGCCAACGCCTTCCTGGAGGGGCTGAGCGCCCCGCAGACGAGCGCTGAGAGCGTCTACGTCAACCGGCTCAGCCTGTGCGCCACCGAGGCCACCCTGAACGGCAGGCCCGCCCAGATCACCGGCTACCGGCGAGACTTCGCCCTGGTGCGAGACAAGGAGACCGGGCTGGGCTGCGAGTTCTCCTGGGAGGCCGTCGACCACGTCGTCATCCACAAGAAGGGAGCGTTCCAGTCATGAGCGAGCCGACCACCGAGTACGCCGTCTTCACGTTCGAGGAGAGCGGCGACGTCACCGTCCACAGCCACGGTGCCACCGAGGACTGCGAGGGCTACGACCACCGCACCGTCCCGGCTGCCGAGGTGCCCGACTACGTGAAGGCCGTGTTCGGCCACCCCGTGGACGAGCCCGACGTCTACGACCAGGCTCCGTGCATCCGGGCTGGCAAGCACCTGCGAGCGCAGCGCCACACCCGACGGGAGTGCAGGCTGTGAAGCACGTCGAGGTGACCCTGCGCCTGGTGCTCGACGTCGCTGAGACCGAGCCGGGCAGGACGCCGGTCGAGTCCACTGGAGCCGCTGTGGGGGAGGAGATCCGCGCCATGGTCGAGGAGTTGCCAGACGTCTGGATCGACGAGCACTCGGCCTACACGATCCGCTTCGCAGCGGTGACGAACACCAAGCGAGGAGCACCGCCCCTGCACTGACACGAGCCCCTGACCGCACCCACACGGTCAGGGGCTCGCTGCTGTCCACTGTAATGCCGATATTCGGGGCTCCAGGGGGCCTAGGAGCGCCAATATCTGAATATGCGTCCCTCTACCCACTCAGGGGGTTGCGCGCGTCAGAGGGGCCTTCAGAGGCCTCCAGCGCCCTACGCGCCTCGTGCTTGCCTGACGCCTTGATGAAGGTGCGCCAGCAGTTGGCCCAGGTGCGGTGGTCGCTGGGCGTCAGGGGGACCGCGCACACGTAGGTGCCGTCCTGGCTGACCACCTGCATGTGCGAGCCCCCGCGCTCCATCCGGTAGCCCGCCTCCACCACGCGCTTGCTGAACTGGCGCAGGCTGGTGGGAGCCGACTTGCCAGCACCCTGGCCACGGGCTGTGGATGCCACGGCGTACCGGCTGCGGCTGTCCTGGTCGGTGAGGACGTAGGCCGCGATGACCACTGGGTGCTCGGGCTCCAGGTGGCCCACCACGAGGATGACCGAGCCCCTCTTGTGGCGGCTGATCAGGTAGCCCGCGTCGGCTGTCTGCGGTGCCACCTCACGAGCCTGGGCGTTGTCCAGGACGCTGACGATCAGGTGGTCGTCGAGCCCGTAGCAGTCGGCCACCTCACGAGCGGCTGGGAGGATGCTCCAGGGCCTGCCACGTACAGCAGCGGCCAGTTGGTCAGGTGATAGGAAAATCGGCTCGGATATTGATTTCTCGGCTTGTGACGTCACTCGGTGATCCCTTCCTCTACCCATCGCACGACGGGCTCGTGGTGGTTCTCGCGAGGATCGTAGTGACCCCCACAGCCCTTGCAGTACAGCACGAATCTCGGCCTGCCGGTGGCGTCTGCGGTGATCTCTTGCACGTCCCACGTGTGCGTGTGCTCAGCGACCCGTGGCTGCTCCAGGAGCGTCCCCATGGCCAACCACCGTACGCCTGTCTACGCGGCCTGTGGAGAGCCCCCTGAGCAGGAAATCGCGCCGGGCTAAAGGCCTCCCAGTCATAGCCACCATAGGAGAGGAGACAACACACAATGCAATGCCACTCACATGTCCACCTAGCAATTCAATAAACAATGCGTAGCAACTCATGAATTACGAATACATACCCTGTCCGGGACATTCGGCGACGCGCTCACAGTGGCGAATTAGGGGCAGTGGCCTGGTGCATGATTATGCAATTCTCGAGGTTTGTGATCCATGTCACACGCTATGCAGTCACGCAGCGCTACTTGACAGGGGAGCGCCCGGCATGCGTCCACCCCTCTCCACGCTGATAATGGATATTATGACAGGCTGAGCACGAGGGGCACACGGACGCACGGCTGTCAACCCCCAGTTTCGTATCGCGCTCACACGGATGCGTCGGAGTCAAGAGCCAGAGGCGTAGTATAAATATGCGAGGGGGGGCACCCTTAAACGCGACCGCACCCGGAGGAGGTGGCCCGGACACTCCCGTAGCAAATAGCCCTATGCGCGCGTGACAGTGGCCTCGTGGCTGCGTAATTGGACGGCTGGGCGGGCACCGAGACAGGTTATCTGAATTAAGGCGGGCGAGGGGGCGGCGAGCCGCGACGAAAATCAGGGTCCGAGAAACCGGGCAGTGTCAGATTGCGGCTCGTGGCCAGGGGCGTACTGTGGATGGCTAGCCCGGCTGGCTGGCGGGGAAGCACATGCGCGTGCTAGTTGGTCAGCCGGGCAGCAAGCGCCCCGGTCAGTTGTGGGATGGCTGATCAACCGGCTGACCGGGGTCACCTGGCGAGCGAGACCGCGTTGGAAGTAGGGAGTCCTGCGCGGTTTTCTCGTCAGTAGCGACAGCCCGGCACCGGATCCACGCCTACGAGTCTCCAGGTGCCGGGCTGTCTGCTGCTAACCCTATGGCGTCGGGTGGCTACTGCGACCACATGACTTTGAGAAACGTGCCACGCAGCCTTAAGTGGCGGGTGGTCGACGTGCCTTCTATAGGTAGGGACACCACGGAGGGAGAGCACGATGGCTGAGGACTGGGTAAACGAGGCGGTCAGCGAGCAGGAGGAGTACCTGAAGCGTCGGGGCTTCTGCCAGGGGATCCGGTTCCGCGAGCACTCGTTCGACAACTTCGCGGCTGCACCTGGCGTCTTCTACCGAGCCTGCTGGGTCTGCCGGGTGACCGAGACCCGCGACGACTACGCGGTCTGGCTGGCGCACCGTCCTACCGAAGGCTGAGCGGGCAGCGCGATTTTAGCTTTTTCTCCGGGGGGTCGCGCCTTCGGCGCTTCCGACTACCGACTATCCAGTTCTCCAGCGGCGGGGGTTTTGCCAGCCCTACGATGCCCACAGCGGGGAGGTCGACGAACGGGAGGCTGCGATGGACGAGGACAAGGACACGTACGGAAAGCGGTACAAGCGGCGGTGGGGCAAGTGCTTCTACGTGTGGGGAGCGATCTTCGGGCTCAGCCGCCTAAGCACGTACTCGACCGCCGGGAGCGACCTCGTGGCGTTCGGGCTCGACGTGCTCATTGTGACGGCGGTCTGCGGAGCCGTCTTCGGCACGGTCACCTGTCTGCTGGTCGCGGCGTTCCCGTCCCGCAAGCCCAAGGCGGTGCAGCCGTGAGCGACATGCAGCACCTTGAAGACCAGTACGTGCGGGCCGACCGGTTCCAGCAGGGCCTAGCGCTGGCGCTCGTGATCCCCGCGCGCATCGGCGTCGGGATCGTCTGGGCCATCGTGGCGGTCTGCCTGTTCCTGGGCCAGCCCATCCCGGTCGTCGGCTGGGATCCCGAGCGCAGCCTGCTGCTCTTCCTGCTGTGGCTGTTCCTCGGGGGACCGCTGCTGTTCTTCCTCGTCGGCCTGGTCATCCGGGTGCTGGTCGTCGTGGTCGGCGTCCCCATCGCGATGATGATGACCCGTGGAGCGCGCCACGCGGGGATCACCAAGCCGTACTACTACTAGGCAACGCAAGAGCCCCAGGTCGGTCAGCCGCGAGACTGTGACCTGGGGCTCCTGCGTGTCACGCTACCGCCGCACCACGGTCGCCGCGTGCAGCGGGTTGTTGTAGTAGTCGCCCTCCGCGCCCGAGGGCCCGATCTTCTCGGCGTTGATGGCAGCCAGCACCGCGTCCGACGCCTCCGTGGCCAGGTACTGACCCATCACTCGCTCGGTGCCGGGCTCGACGTCGACTGCGACCTCGACCCGCACGGACATGAAGCGGATCATCCCTCCAGCCCACCGATCTCGACGGTGCTCGACTCGATGGTCTCGACGAGGCAGCCGCTGACGAAGCCGTCGAGGTAGGAGGTCTCAGCCGCCAGGACGTTCAGCGCGATGGCGTTGCCTCGCCCGTCCTCGCCCCCACCGAACTCGTACACGTTGACCCGACGGTCGTGGACCGGGCGGCTCAGGTGCCTCCGCAACTTCGAGTAGTTGTCGGGGAAGGCTGAGGTGATCGCCTGGGCGACGATCCTGTCGGCCTCCTCGTGGTCGACTCCCTTGACGAAGACGGTGGTCGTGACCATGGACCCGTAGATCGGCACGGTCTGCATCTCCGCGCCCTCGGGCTCCTCGACCGCGAACAGTTCTCGGTCGTCACGCACCCGGTCGCTGCTGTTCAGGATCGAGTACGCCTCGCGCGCCTCGGGGGTGGTGAACAGGGTCGTCCCGCTCTCCATGCCGAAGAGGGTCCGGGTACGCACGCTGACCTTGTAGCCGACCGGCTCACCCGCCTTGTCGGCGATGTAGGTGCCCGGCTTGGCGTTGACCCGCTCGTCGATGACGGCTGCGTACTGGGGGCTGCCGTAGGGGCGCTCGGTGTCACGCGTCGCGGTCGGCGGGTACTTGCTGGCGGTGGCCAGCGTGGTGGGCATCAGCCCATCCGACATGGCCTGGTAGGCCTCGATGGTCTCGCCTCGGGCGAGTCGCTCAACATCCGCGTAGGACAGCGGACGGACCCTGACGGTCTGGGTGCGCTCGAACATGTCTTGCTCCTTCAGGTGGGCCGAGGGGTTTCTCTCGACGTTGTCTCCGGGCGGGGTTTCTCGACCGGGTCTGGCAGGGATGACAGTAGGGCCTCCCGAACAGCCCGTCAACAACCCTGTTCCGAATGCGGTTTGCAGAACCGGTTCCGATGGGATACGGTTCCGACCACACCACCGAACAACGAGGAGACACCATGCCGCCCTGGGCACTCGACAACGAGCCGACCTGCAAGTCCGACGTTCATACGTTCCGCACCAACGTGAAGACGGTCACCACCTCCACGCTCAACGCGGGCATCCGCGCCGAGTGCAACGAGCCGGGCCTGACCCTCGACCAGTTGCGCGCCCTGGTCCGCGAGACCGAGAACGCGCCGGGCGACACCGTGATCAAGATGATGAACGCGGTTCCGGAGCGGTTCCGTGGACGCCTGGGCATGGAGCGGGCCAGCGACTTCCGCCCGCACAGCCTCACCGTGTCGTACGAGGAGACCGTCTGATGGCTCGTCGTCACTACTGCACGGGCGACGACTGCGGATTCTGCGAGGCCGAGATCGGTCGCGCCGAGGACCGCCGGTACTACCCGGACCCGTTCGACGCTCCCGACAACTGGGAGCCGTGATGTACCAGTGCTGCGAGCACTGCCTGGAGATCGAGTGCGCGGTCGACGACGCGCACACCGACCCGTGCGAGTTCGCGGTCTTCCACTGCGGTGGGGATCAACTGACCGAGGCCGCTCGTGAGGCGAGCCTGGAGGCCATGACGAAGGCGAGGGCCCTGCTGTGAAGACGACCGACGACATCATGGAGGCCATCCGCCTGGCGCGGTCCGAGGCCGAGGTGAAGGGGACCGGCTACATCCGGTTCGTGCACCTGGGCGACGGCAGGCTGACGTTCGAGGTTCCGCCCTCGGAGGACGTCCAGCAGTACGTGGGAACCACCGTGCGGTCGAAGATGCGCGTCGACTGGGGAAGATTCCTCCAGGCCGAGTTCGGTTAGAAGGTAGACAGGCAAGCGGATCGTGCAGTACGGTTGCACCACTCACCACCACGAGGAGAAACCGATGACCACACCGGCAGAGCGAGCGAAGCAGCGCCAGGAAGCGAACCCTCACCCCTTCACGCCAGGGCCGCGTCGCATCTCCAAGGAGGAGTACCGGGACCAGCAGCGCGCACACACCGAGCGCGAGCGCGAGATCCGCAACGACTTCGCCGACGACCTGGCTGTGGAGCACGGGCTGTTCAACTTCCAGGCGACGGCCAAGAAGGTCTTCGACTTCGCCTGGGACCAGGGACACTCCGAGGGCTACTGGCGCGTGGAGGACGTTTACGAGGAGATCGCCGAGATCGCGCTCGTGGCGGTCCGAGAGGGGCGTGGCTGACATGGCGAAGCGCGCGATGTGGAAGTTCCAGGTGCCGGTCGACAACAAGGCCCACGAGTTCGAGGTGCCGCGCGGTTCGCAGGCGGTGTCCTGCGGCATCGGCCCGGCCTCGCGCATCGGCCACGTGGCCGTGTGGGTCGCTGTCCCGGTCGACGAGGCCGAGACCGAGAAGGTCTTCCTCCAGGCGGTCGCCACGGGTGAGGAGTTCGAGGACACCCTCTTCGACTCCTACGTCGGCACCGCGATGGACCCCGAGCGCAACTTCGTCTACCACGTGGTGGTCATGACGAACGAGGGGACCGACTGATGACGGCCAGGGAGAAGCGGGTCATCGAGGCCGCGAAGGCCTGGCACGAGGCTCGCAAGAACGCGAGCAACTGGAACACGACCACCGAGATGCAGAAGCGGCAACTCGACGTCCACCTGACCGAGGGCGACCTCGAACTCGCGGTGCTGTACCTGGCGCGTGAGCAGTGAACAGCGCAGCGCGCGCGGGGGAGGTCCGCGTTCAACTCTGCCGGGCGGTGCGGCAGATGGAAGACGCTGTGGGTGAACTGAGGAAGGCTGAGGGCTTCCTGCTGGACGACAGCGAGGCCTTCCCGGACGGTTCCGCGCAGTACGACCGGGTGCGTGTTCGAGAGGTCATCGGCGCGCTCCAGGTCGCCACGCGGGATGCGCTCACGATGCAGTACACCTGGAGCGCCTACGCCCGCGAGCGAGCGCGCCGATGAAGACCCCCACCCACCCGCAGCCCCTTGTCGTCAGCGACAGGGACTACGAGGAGTTCGCGCGCGTGCTCGGACGGGCGGCGATGGGGGAGTTCACCCGCTACGCCATGCACGTCGACACGATGACCGTTCTCGGCACGACCTACGACCTGTACAAGAACCCAGACCGGACCGGCCTGACGGCCATCAAGAGAGGCAGCCGATGAGGCTTCATACCGCAGAGATCCTGAAGGACGCGCTCGACGAGCAGGCCTTCACCAACGACCCGCTGTACCACGCGCAGGCGCGGCTCACGGTCAACCTCTTCGAGGTCATGGACGACGAGATGGTGAAGGCGGGGGTCAACCAGACCACGCGCGACAACATCCTCCGCGCCACCTCGGGCGAGATCAAGCAGCGCAACCAGCGCTCGGAGTACTGGCAGAAGTTCATGATGCGGATGCCGGACTTCTCGCTCCTTCGGAAGGACTTGGGACTGTGAGGCCCCGACTTCATACGGAGGCGGTGCTGCTCGCCGCCTTCTGCGCCGTGATCGTCACCTTCGTGTGGCTGTCCTTCCCGGTGCCCTCGTGATGGGCCTGATGATCGACCGGCTCGCTGCCTGGGTCGAGGCCAGGAAGGCCGCTGCCGAGACCGAGCACGCCCGTCGCCTGGCTGAGTACTTCGCCAAGCACCCCGACCGGCGTGGCTGAGACCCGCGAGGAAGCCCTGGAGCGGCTCGTCGACTGCCTCGACGGTGTCATCGCTCTGGCTGTCCTCGGTGAGCCCGCGCCCGACGACCTCCTGAACCGAATCCACATCCTGCGTTCCCAGATCAAACACTGAAGGAGCACCACCATGACCCGCACGAAGAAGATCGTCCTGTCCATCCTGGCCGCGTTCCTGCTCGTCGCCAGCCTCGGCGCGTGCAGCAGCGACGCCACCACCGTGAACGGCAACCTGTCCAAGGACGCCGACAACTTCAAGGTTCTACGCCGGGTGGTGTTCTACAACGCCATCAACGACAAGTACATCCTCTCGGTCGAGGGCTTCTGCTCGGTCGATCCGGGCGACGGTCGGCGCATGACCGTCACCTGCAAGGTCGGCAACGAGTACAAGCGCGACGCGCTCGGCTCCTCGGACAACGTCCTGTGGTGGTACGAGCAGATGGACACGAGCGCCGTCAGCCCGAACCACTACAAGATCATCTTCAAGCCCGAGGCGATCATCCCGAACGTCGAGGTCCGCTGACCCAGGCGCTCCAGTGGTCCACCTCTCGTAGGTGGTCCGCTGAAATTCCTGGGAAACGCTTCCGGAACCGGTTGACGGAACCGGTTCCACATGAAAGAGTTTCACTTACCGCCAGCCACACAGACCACAGGAGACACACCATGACGGCTACCACTCTCGCCCGCAGCGTCGACCACCACACGAGCCACCAGGCAGCCGCAGGCCTGAGCAAGCGGGGCACCCAGTGCCTCATGCTGCTGGAGGTCTTCTGCGACGCTCACCCGCAGACGCTGATCGCTGCTGAGGCCACGGCCCGCGCCGGGCTCGACGAGGGCGGCTGGAAGCGCGTCTCGGACCTGAAGAACGCGGGGTACATCGCCCCGGTGCTCGACGAGCGCGACACCTTCATCACGCGGACCGGCCCGAACGGGCGCGCGTGCATGGCATGGCGGGCGACCGACAAGGGACTGTCAGTGCTGGCCGGTAACTTGTGAACGACACGCCGGGGAATCGGTTTGACGGAACCGGTTCACAGAACGTAGGTTTCTCACTACAGGGAGTTCCGCTCACGCGGATCAACCCGGAGAGACCAAGCAGGGCAGCAGCGGCTCACCTCCGCTTCTGGCAGGAGTTCAGCGACACCCAGATCGAGCAAGTCCTCGGAACGAACCCACTCAGTGAAACGGAGCACCACCACCTCATGAGCATTCCCACCGCCGCCAACCTGATCACCCTCACCGACGCCGAGTTCGGCCTGCGTGAGTTCCTGTACCCGGACACCGCCGACACGTCGCTG